GCGGCACCGGCAGCCAAGACCGTAGTTGCTAAAACGGCACCAAAGGCAGCGGCCGCCACACCGACCGCCAGCCCTGCTGTCATAGAGGGCGGCGACGTACCGGCCGGTCTGGCCAGCCTGATGGATAACTGGGGCAGTGACGACCCGGAATAATCGGGTTATAGTTGCACTGGGGGGAGCCGAGCGCTCCCCTCTTTTCCCTCATAACAGGAGTCCATAATGGGCCGCATCATCAACGCCGAAAAAGTAGCACAAATCAAAGCAGCGCGTTTGAGCAATCCCGAACTGCTTGGCCCAGCCCTGGGCGAGCTGGTCATCGAAAGCAACGTGCCAGTGGTCGCCGTGGCCGAGCTGCTTCACGTGGCCGAACCGACGATCTACCGTTGGATGTATGGCGAGAGCGAACCCCGCGACGCCGACAAGGTGCTGAAGTTGAAGCGCCTCCTGGCTCTGCTGCGCAAGGCGCGCAAAGGTAAAGAATTTCCGCTGCTCGGCACCACCGAAGCACGGGTTGAACTTGTCGTGCAACTCATTGAGAAATACAAGCCTGCGCCTCGCCCTGCGTAACACCAGTACCCCTCTCTTAGAATGACCAAGGGAGTTCCATCAGGTCGACCCACGGGGGCATCCAATGACAGCACAAGAGTTTCTAACGTTACTGCTACCCCAGTCCGGGTACGTGGTAACGGCAACGCCGAACGCGGGCGGCAAGGGATGGCTCAACACATGCCATTCAAATATACCCTCGGCAGTACAGCACGTCACCGCGCTGACGTATTCAGGGAAGCAAGCGTATTACGCGCTGTCCACCTACAAAGAGAAGAAAGTCTGGGACGACACGTGGAAGAATCCGGCCGGCGAGATCGTCGGCAAGTGGCGCACCCGCACACAGACCAACACCCTCAACATCAAGTCGTTCTTCCTCGACCTTGATGTTGACCCGGAAGACGACGCGAAGTTCAACTCGAAAGTCGACGCACTGACCGCACTGCGTGAGTTCTGCACCTTGGTCGGTTTGCCCAAGCCGATGGTCATCGACAGCGGCGGCGGCATTCATGCGTACTGGCCGCTGGCGCAAGAGGTAGCCACGTCGACCTGGCGTCCAGTGGCTGACATCTTCAAGGCGATCTGTATCCATGAACGCTTCAAGGCTGACCGCAGCCTGACTTCAGACCAGGCCCGCGTGCTACGCTGTCTCGGTGGCTTCAACTTCAAGCGCGATCATCCTGTGTCGCTCATCACGCTGTCGAACGGTCCGTATGACTTCGACCGCATCGCCGACATCTTGATCGATTACAAGAACCAGAACAGCATCAATGTCAATGCGACGCACGCCCCGAGCGTAGCGCGTGCAGCGGCCGGACCCGCCATGGATGGTGCGCCGGTAGCGCTGGAAGACATGGACAGCAATCTAGGGAGTTACCAGAATGAACCGCTTAACTTTGACCGTATCGCGTTTTCTTGCGAACAACTGGGTGCGCAGATGGCTTGCCGTGGCGCTGGAGTCGGCGAGCAATTATGGCGCGCCGGTCTCGGCATCGTTAAGTTCTGCGAGAACCCGCGCCTCGCTTATCGGTCGATTTCGGATGGCTACAATGGTTATGATGAGGCGGCGACTGAGCAGAAGATTGAGAACTGGCGAACCGGCCCTACGGCGTGCTCGCATTTCCATGCAGAGAATCCTCTCACGTGCGAAGCTTGCCCATCGTGGGAAAAGATTACGTCTCCGGCGCAGCTTGGTCGTCAGGTTAAAGAAGCCGCACCGGCAATCGTATCGATTGTCGACGAGGACGGAGAGGTTCAAGTCTTTAAAGTACCGCCGCCCCCGGAAAAATACAGCCGTAAGAGAGGTGGCGGCGTAGTCATCGCCACGGAGACAGATAACGGCGATCCGATCTTCGAGGTGGTCTGCCCCTACGATCTGTTCCCGATTAAAATCCTCCGGCAGAATGGCCACGAGCAGCAGGTCGATGAGCGCAGTATGTGGCGCGTCGACATCCCGCGTGTCGGTATCGTGGACCTCGACATCTCGCAGCAGATGATCTCCGACACTCGCAAGCTCACGGCGCACCTGATGTCCAAGGGTGTTCACCTCACACAAGATCAAGGAAAGGCGTCGCAACTTTATATGAGCGCATACCTGCAAATCCTCGCCGCTGCGGCCGACCGCGAGAAGCTGTACGAACGCCTTGGCTGGCATGAGAACCATGGCGTCTTCGTGCTTGGCCAACACGTGATACACCGCGACGGGAAGACCAGCCCGCACATCCCGAGCAACGCTATCCGTACCGCGACCAAGGACTCCATCACCTCGGCCGGATCGCTCGGCGGCTGGCAGCAGGCCATGAACTTCTACAAGCAGCCAGGCATGGAAGGCCATCGGTTCTTCATCTACGCCGCCCTCGGCGCGCCGCTGTTCCACATGAACGACACCGGCAACAAGGGCGCGCTGCTGACGGCCAGCGGTCCGTCCGGGCGCGGCAAGACCACGTGCCTCAAGGCGTGCGCGTCGTTGTGGGGTAAGCCCGAAGGTATGGTCATCAACGGCAACAATGACGGCACAACGATCAACGCGTTGTACAGTATCCTCGGCACCTACTGCAACCTGCCGCTGTTGTGGGATGACATCACCGAGCGCGAGCCGGACGCCCTGCGGCGCTTCTTGTTGAACGTCTCCCAGGGCACTGGCAAGGTGCGCATGACGGCCGCTGCCGAGATCAAGGACAAGGCCGTGGAATGGCAGACCTTGGTACTGGCCACAGCGAATACCGATGACATGAGCCGCATCATGTCGAGCGGTAAGGACGTGAACCCACATTTGATGCGGCTGGTCGGCGTCGAGTTCGGCGACATCGACGCCAGCCCTGCCGGCAAGGAAAAGGCAGACCGGCTGCTGCGCGCCCTGAATCAGAACTATGGCCATGTCGGGCCGCTGATGATGAAGGCCGTGGTGCAGAACTACAAGACCATGGTGAGCGGCTACATCAAGAACGTGGCCAAGGTCGACCGCATGCTCAACTCGAACAACGCGTCGGCCGAGCGCTACTGGTCGGCCGTGGTGGCCGCCGCCTACACCGCAGGCTTGATCGCCAAGGGCATGGGCATACTGGACTTTCCAGTCGAGGAAGACTTAGCATGGATGGTCGACCACATGGTCCAGCAGCGTGTCCACGTCAACGATAGTTCGTCGTCGGCCAAGGACTTGCTGGTTGAGTTCTTGAACGGCCACGTGCGTGACACCTTGACCCTCTCATCGAAGTCCGCGATGAACGTGGACAACGTGGTGCAGCGTCCGACGAACGCGCTGTTGATCCGGCATGACATGGATAACAAACTGATCTACGTGGCCCGCAGCGCGATATTGGACCACTGCACTGAGATCAAGACCAGCTTCCGCAAAATGGAGCAGGAGCTGGAGCAGCAAGGAATCTTGACCCACAAGAACACACAGAAAGTTCTTGGGGCAGATACGGTGCTGGCAAAGGGGCAAACCCGATGCTGGCGAATTGACGCAACACGACTCGGCGGCGACCTGGCACTTGTGCCAGACTCTCTACCCGCAAACGTTACAGCCATTGGAGGCGCAACATCATGAGTTCCGACGCACAAGTTTTCCCTGATAAAAACCCGGACCTGCCGCAGGAAGAGCAGGGTATCTACAACAAGTACAAGGTCACTCGTGTCGACGGCAGCGATCTGCCTGGCGGCCGACACCATGGCCAGCGCTACTTCGTGCTGAACATCGACAACGACTTTCATGCACGCAGGGCGCTCGCCGCCTATGCTGATTCCTGCCGCCACACCCACCCGAATCTGTCGGCCGACATCAAGGCGCTGCTGCATCAAATGGGTGCCACATGACAGCCATCGGTTTTGTTTTGTTCGTCCTGTTCCGCTGGGGTGCGTCGGTAGCCATTGAAGGCGGCTACGACACGCCTGCGTACTACGCAGCGGGTGGTATGTTGGTCGGCGCTGCCGTATGTCTCATCGGCATTGCCATAAAGCTTTGGGAGGTGATGCCATGAGCGCAGTCATCAGCGAAGACGGGTTGTACCGATATCTCTTGACACGTGGGCCGGAGCCAACACCCTCCAACACCACCGACATCTGGGTGATGCTCAACCCGTCGACGGCCGACGCCGATACGGATGACCCGACCATCCGGCGCGTCGTCAGCTTTGCCGAGAATCGTGGCCATGAACGGGTCGTGGTGGCAAACCTGTTCGCCTACCGCGCTACGCGGCCGCACGATCTGCTGATCCACGGCAGGCCAGTCGGTGCCGACAACAAGACTTACCTGTCCCAGATTGTCGCCGGCAATCGCCATGTGGTTGTGGCCTGGGGCACGTGGGGCGAGCGCGTCGACCCGGACATGGTGAAGTGGTTCTGCGACCTGTGCAAGCGGGCCGGGACGACGATGTGGTGCCTGGGCACGAACAAGGACGGCTCGCCGAAGCACCCGCTCTATGTGGCTGGCGCACAAGAGTTTGTGGAGTACCATCATGGCCGCTAATGCCATACCTCCACTCCACATCTGTGGCCAGGCTGGCTTTAACCCATTGCACCACGGCAACTGCGCGGCATGCATACTCGAATGGCAGAAGGAGAATTTGCCGAAGATGGCGACGCGCCGAGGTGATCCATGGAAGGAGGCGGTGATCGACTACTGCGCTATCGCCGGCATTACCTTAACCTCGGAAGACCCCCGCCGCACCGTCGAGCGCTTGATCCAGTGGCACATCGAAGTAGCGCTGGACCCTTCGGTCAGCAAGGCAGCCCGGAAGCTCCTGAACACGCAACCTACGTCTATCTGGCAACGGCTTGGGAAGTTATTCGAGAGGCGTGAGCCGGAGGCGCTGTACTGCGAGCATGGCCAATCGTACTACGACAAGTCCGGCAATGAGCGGTGCATAGGCTGTGGCGAGCTGATGTAGATAAAAAGAGGCCCGCGATTCCATCACAGATCGCGGGCCGACTCGGAGACAAACAGCAAGGAGACAGTTGCACTATAACGGATTTTCCAGTACCGGGATAGTGGCTTGCATCTTTTCGTAAGTGGCCGCCACCTCTTGCTGGAACAAAAGGTACAGCCGGTCCATCGCGGTGTCGATTGTGATCTGGCCGCTGTTGGCCAATATCTTCAGCTCCTGCAGTTTATCGAATGTCAGTGCCATGATTACCCTCCATAAGTTCAATGATCTGCGCGTCGATCTCGGCGCGTGCAACCTGTAAGCCTAACTCCACCTTGTCCACTTGTGCCTTTACATCAGGATCACCGTAGAACCCGTTTGCCTTTACCCACCCTTGCAGGCCGCGAAGCTGTTCTGCCAGCATATCGGCCCGCTTGGTCATGGCATAAAGATGCTCTGTAACTCCGTCAGAAAGCTGGACGGTGCCGGTGCTGGGAGCATCAGGTCCGCTGGTGCTTGCGGCTTTGGTGCCTGGGGCAGCGGGATGACAGATGCCGTGGGAGTCGCGCAACCCGCCAGCAGACTTGCGCTGAGCCACAAGAACATCATACTTTTGTTGAAGAGCTGAGAGAGCCGTTTCATGATCTGCCGTCGCCTTTCGTGCTTTAGCCTGGTCTGCAATCACGGTGGCTTTCACCTGCGCCGCAGCCTCACTCAACGCTTTGATGTTCCCGTTCGCGGTAGCCAGCTTTTCCGCTTGGGTCTTGACCAGTTGGGCGTTGGAACCAACATGGTCGCCTGATACAAAGCCGCCACCGAACACAAGGACGATGGCCAGCAGGATATAGAATGCTTTCATGGTGCTACTCCTTGGCATACAACGGTGCCCCAAGTGGTATAGAGCGGCTGATGCTTGAACAGTATCCAGCGTGGATACGAACGCGAGTACACGAAGTTCTTGGCCGTCTGGCCAGCGTTGATGTCCTCGGTGTAGTTGAACCAAATGCCAGGCTCGGCCGACCTGCGCTGCGCCTTTTGAACGAACCCGACGCCGGCATTATATCCCTTCAGCGCCGCCGCCCACCGCTGGCACGGCGTATCACCCTTCACCCGATCATAAATCCACAGGTCGTAGCGCACCAAGGCGCGGATCGCCCAGCGTGGATTGTACGGATCAGGCTTGCCCAGCTCAGGGTAACTTCTAGCAACTTGTTGTGCAGTAGCATCCATGAATTGCGCCAGGCCCCGGCCGTTGTCCCACGCCGTCACGCCTGCGCGCCAGCCGGACTCTTGACGAATCTGGCCAGCCAACATAGGCACAGGCGCACCTAGACCATAAACGGCCTGGGCTTCGCGGACTAGGGTTGAACGGTACTGCAGCGCTGGATCGGCTGCATGGACGTTGGTGCAGGAATAGAGCGTGGCCAGGATGAGCAGCCACGCCCCTACCATGGCGCGGTGCATTACAGCCCCAGGGCGATAGCCAGCATGGCCGAGGCGATGATGATGGCGCGGCGAACGCTTTCAAGCGGGTGGGATGAGACGGTGATCCGGGTGCGGAAGGCGGTGCGGTCGATCCAGTAGCCGACGAACGCGGCGATGGTGATGTGGCCCAGCTTCATTGCCACGATCTGCACTTCGGCATCGGCACCGTAAGTCTTGAACAAGATCGCAGCCAGGTAAAACGTGAAAGAGATTGCTACCCATTGCAGCATCCGCAGATGCTCTTTAGTCGTGGCGGTCATTATCGTCCTTTGGCTGGAGTGGCCAGCGCCCGCTCCACGTTGGTCAACCTGAGATCATGGGCGTCAAGGATGCGCTGGTCCTTGTCCATGTTTTCTTTTAGTAGGTCGTACTTGGTATCCCGCTTTTCATTGAGCGTCTTCTGCTCGGCAAAACTTCCTAGAAGCGTGTCCAGCTTGGCATTCATCGACGTGGACGTATTGTTGAACTGTACCGCTATCCCAATCATCACCACCATGACGGCACAGATGGAGCTGATGATCCAAGACAGCGGCAACCGCGTGTCGATGATGCTTGGCTTAGCCTCTTCCTGGCTGGTCATAGGGCGGCGGCGATATGGCATATTTTTCTCCAAAGTAAGCCCGTAAACTTGCCGTAAGATTAGCATTGTTTCCATACTGTATGCAACTATTTAGTTGCCCATTGCCATCCACGATACTGAGTCTGTGCCCGTTCCATGGATAGTGAAGCTGCTCCCGTTTGTCTTGACCACTGAGACGGCTGCTGCGGTGCCCGTATCGTCTGTCACGAACACTTGGTAGGTAGTGGCATCGGTGAACTGTGCGTTACCGGTCAATGTGATTGTCACAGAACCTGTTGTCAGGGCCGCTTCGCCGCGCACCATGTGCACCGATACCGCGTCGATAGTGCCGTCCGCAGCCATCGTCTGGATCGCACCGTGGCCACTGAATGACGGAGCCGTCACAGGCCCGTTGAGCGCGATGGCGGTCACGGCCGCTGATGTGCCGGTGATCTGGATCGCATCTATCAGCGCGCCCAGGGCATCATCGGCGAACGATATGTGGAAGTTGTTGCCAGCAAAGTACACGATGCACCGTCGCTGATTCGCGGTGCCGCTGGCGTTATACAGGTCAAAGACGCACTCGTTGCCGTCACCAAAAATATTCATCGCCACACCTGGCGATTGGAACGTGCCACCATTGAACTGGATCGCTCCAGTCATTGTGCCGCCCGTGGTAGGTAATCCGCTCACACCGCCTCCGCTGCCTGGTAATGGATGGTCCGTGGATACAATGATCCACTCGCCGCTGGGTTCGTCAAAGAATTGATTCGGGATAAGTTGGCCGCTGCTGTTAGTCTGCATCGGTGTAACGTTTGCTATGGTCGGGCCTGGCATGATGCTCACCTCGTTGGATAGGAAAGAGACCTAATGGTTCTCGCGTAAGCCACCACGGCTTCTGACCTGAAGTAAATCCTGACCAGCGGTTGATGAATAAAAGGCGCTCGCGTCGTCGTGCGAACATACACTGGAATCTGGTCTAGGCGCATATGCGATTGCACGTATCCTATACCAGACTGGATGCGAAAACCAGTGATTGGCAGCGTGACATCTTTACCTGTGGGAATAAGATTTCCATAGAGGAAAGTTGCCAGGTCGCCCGCGAGCGGATTCAAGCGCGTCGACGGCGCGGCGGTGCCGGCAGCCGAAGCGGCCGATACCCCAACTGCACGTGCAGCAACGCCTGGTCCTACAGCGCCTATCGCCGAAGTGATCGCGGCTCCGGTGAGGGCGAGCGTCAGGCTGTGCGCCATGCTCCCTGCCGTGCTGGCTGCGGAAACACCTTGTAGGGAATAGGATGGGGAAGGGGTAACGGTGCCCTCGGCTGTAGCGCTCGAATTGCCTGTAACTGACAACACGTTTGTAGGAAGGAATACGCCCGGAGCCGACACCGCCGAAACACCAGGCAGCACGGCCGAGCGGGAAGGGGCCACGGTACCCACACTGCCGGTAGCGGCTTGGCCAGCCAAGAGTACTGATGGTGACGGCACGACAGCGCCAGGCGTAGCGGCCGCCGACTGGCCGGTGAGCAGGTAGCCGCCGATCATGGTGCCAGCGCTCGACGTGGCGGCCACACCTACTAGACCGAAACCGATGCCGAAGCCCACGGTGCCCGGAGCAGAGGTCAAGGCGTTGCCGGTCAATGCCAGGGTGAGAGTAGGTGCCACGGTGCCAGCGGCTGATGTGGCCACGACGCCGGAGAGCGGCGGCACCATGTTACCCACGGATGAGGTCATCGAGACGCCCACCAGTGGCAGGGTCAAGTCCGGCGACGGCGCGTAGTAGGCCCGCGACGGTGCCTTGAGAACCTGATAGTGGTTATTGTGCAGCGCCAGCACCTCGGTGGCGTTCAGCACACGGTTGTAGAACGCAGCGCACTCGACAGCGCTGTTCGATGCCGCAGGTGTGTAAGGCACCGCGCCGCCGCCCGAGGTCGCATTGTTCGCGGTGCCCAGGAACAGAGGGTACGCTGCGTCGGTGATCGATGACACAGTGCCGTTGCGGCCGATGCCGATGCCGATGTTGATCCCGTTGAGATAGCCGACGATGTCGGATGAGCTGGCCGGCAGCGTGCCGTCGAACGTGATGCACAGCGAGCAGGGCTGGCCAGGCGGCAGGAAGTTCGGGTAGTTGTATCTCGCGTAGAGCGGATCACTGCCGCACTTATCGAACGCAGGATAGCCATCGTTTGTCACATAAATCTGCCAGCCTGCGGAGCTGCCACCAAGACCGGAAGACTGGCCGTCGCTCTTGTCCGCGATACCGCCGACCCACGTTACGCCTGGTGCTTGCCAGAGGTAGAAAAAATACGTGGCGGGGCCGCTGCCAAGATCAAGTGCCTTCACCCCGGTGCCGAACGATGAGTAGCTGGCAGTCGGACCACCACCGGCATACTTCGCCACTTTGCCACTCGGCGTACCTTGGATGATCGGTGGGGTAGTACCGAGCGGCGCGCCGATCAGATTGGTCATCAGGTCGATCATGACGCCGCCCACCGGCAGCGCGTAGAACACTAGCCCCCGCGCAAGCGGATTGCCGCCGTCGATAGCTGGGATATTCGACGGCTGCTGCGTGAAGCGGCGAGGAACTAGAAGGCGGCCCATTACGCCACCGTGCTGCTGATCTCACTGGTCCATGCGGTGCCCGAAGTCAGCGCGACGCCTAGATCGTTTTTCAGCACGATGAAGAACTTGGCCGGGACATAACCCAGCGCCTGCGCGATGCTGAAGGTGGCGATCTCCGTGGTCGACGCCGTGGTCAGCGGCACCACGCCAAGGAATTTCAGATTCGGCTCGCGGGTCGTGGTCGTGCCGCTGGTCGGGCCGCTGCGGTAGTTCGTGCCATCCAGTGACTCTTGGATGAAAGCGACTACCTGCTTGTTACCGGCCGGCGTGTTCGTGGTGGCCACGTCGACTTCCACGATCACGTCGATAGGCTGATTGGCCGTGCAGTCGTAGGCCGTGGTATTCTGCACGTAAGTGCCAGAGGCCAGCGCAGCCAGGCCGGTGTAGGCCAGCGAGGTGCGCGTGCCGACTATCTGTTTGATCGTGGCCATGACGGCTCCTTATGCCAGTTGCACAAGCGCGTTGCCAGCAGTGTTGCCTGGCATCGTGAGCGTGAACGTACCGGCAGTGATTGTTTGTGGCCCGAAGTTGTGGGATGACACAGCCTTGTTGGCCTGGGTCGAGTTGTAGATCAGCACCGTGTCGAACGCCGAGGCCAGCGTCAGGCCTGCCCACACCAGACTACCCGAGGGTGTCCAGCATGCGGTAGAGCCGGACAAGGCCGGTGCCGACGCGTTGGTGACAGCCGCGCCGCCCGCCGTGTAGCCGGTGCCACTGGCTTCGCCGGTAGCGGAGTAAGCCGCAGTGGCAGCGCCGATGGACTGGTTGATGAGATAGAGGGCAGCCTTGAACGCGTCTGCCGCACGGTAGGCCGCGCTGAATGCGTGGTAGCCGTTGAGCAGATCGGTCTTGAAGCTGTTGCAGATTGCAGGTACGTTTGCGGCCATGACGTTCTCCTAGAAGTGACCGGCAGCGGACTCGCTGGGCGGTAGTTTGTGAACCGTTGCGTGGGCGCTGCGGTGGACCATCAGCATCGAATGAGGCAGGTAGTACTCAACCCAGTCGACGCGGGTGTATTCATCGTCCTGCATGCCCCAGCGCTTGAACAGCAGCGACTCATCCATCTCGCTGCGCTCACCATTTATCTCCACTAATATCATTGCCATTGCAGCCCCTATTGAATCGTCAAAATGCCGTCCATGATCTGGGTCACGATGCCGCTTGTGTCAGTCACGTCGAGCCGGAAGTACGCGGAGTTCCACAGCAGGCCAGCAGTTGCCAGCAACGGGTTGATCGTCTTGCCGGTGAAGTCGAGCGTGATCCCGCTGCCGCTGGTTAAGGTCAACAACGGCGTGCCGGTAGGCGTCGTCGGATCGTAGAACGACATCGTTGCGGTCATGCCCGCTTGCAGGCCGGGGGTGCTGTACACCAGAAAACCACCGGACGCATAGACAGTCGCATTGGCCGAATTGGTATCGACTAGCGCCACGTTGTTCGCATCGATCACCGAAACCTCATCCCAATCATTACCGGAGGGCGGGTAGCGTGTCGCATTGATCTGCGTCATGCCAAGCGCAGAGACCACAGCGGCCTGCCAGCCGTCAGGGATGCCATGATTGTTTGCAGTCACCACGGCCGGCGCGGACTGTGAGATCGCCGAGATCGGTTTGCTGATGAGCACGTCAGTCCCCCACCGGATCACCGGATGGAACGTAGCGCCGATCCCGACGCAAAAGTTTTGAGTGTTTCCGCAGCAGCTCATGACCTACTCCTTAGTTGACCGCCATTATGGCATAGCGGCGTTGCTGCCCTTGGCAAATCGCAGCTTCTGATTCTGCACTGCGAACTGTTTGGCGTTCGTCGCCCCCACGCCAGTACCTGACATCAGCCCTGACGCCTGCAGCATGATGTGCTGCCGCAGTGTGTTCATCAGCGCGTCGCCAGTGATCGGCTGGTAGGGGTTCTTCTGGTTGTATTCGCGCATCTCCTGCATCGCATCCTGCATCGCCTCGGGATCACCCTGCGCCTGCATGATGTGAGTACGGATCACGTTCGAGCGATCAGCCAGGCGCTCCTGATCGGCCATGCTGTACTCTTGCGCTTCAGCCTGCACAGCTTTGTCCGCTGGCCGCAATCCGACGCTCTGCCATGCGATGTCGCTGTTCGTCACCGGCAGGCCGATAGGGTTGCCCTTGCTATCGGTGTAGCCCTTCTGCGACAGCTCCCAGGCTTTGAAGTAACCCTTCAGGCCGGACGGGAGCGCCGCCTCAATCCCCTTCATGTAGTACCCATCATGAATCTTCACGGCCGCATTGGTCACGTCGATAGCGCCGTTGAGCGCTGGGCCGAGGAGACTCTGCGACAGATCGTCCAGTCGATCCTTCATCAAGCGGCGGCTGGCGATAAACTCGGAACCTGGCAGCAGATTCTGGAGACCGAACGTCGAGGTGTCCACACCGACAGCGGAGCCGATGCCGTGCGACAGCACGTTGCCGATCTCAGGGCCGAACATGTCGGCCAAGCCGTTGCGTGCGCTCTCACGGATGTCGGTCGGGTTATCTTCGTCCGAGGTCAGCATGTTATAGACGCCGGCTGCGGCGTTGACGAACGGGAGGCCCATCGCGCCGGAGATCATGGCGGTGGTGGCGAACAGGCCGGCGAACTCTTTCTTCGCTTCCTTGGAACGCTGCAGACCCTCCGGCGACTGGTCGCGGTTGAACATACCATCGTGCACCGTGCGAGCGATCTGCTGCATCGTCTGCATGGAGTAGTTCATGAACTGCGTGGCCAGCGGTGTGACTTTGCCGAACACACCGTTCTTGCCGATGTCGCGGGCGGTGTTGTAGGAGTCGAAGTTGTCCATCGCGTTGACGATGGCATTGCGGGCGTAGTCCACATTCGCTTCGTACCCTTGCTGCGTCACATCCGGGCGGCCCTTTTCAGCAAGCCGGAAAGCAGCCAGGCCGGTAATGAGCCGGTTCGTCATCTCCGCGTACTGTGCTGTCATCGACGCCACACGGGTCAAGTCCTGCACTTTCTGGCTACCACCGAGGACCATCTTCTGAAGCTGCTGTGCCTGACCAAGCTTCAGATCACCACTATCGTGCAGGTCTTGGACGAATTGTTCCTCCCGTGGAGTCAAGCCCATGTCCTTGAATTTCATGCTGCCGTTGGCCAGACCGGCCAAGCCATCGCTGGCCCAGCCTTGCTGAATCGAATTCTTGATGATGTTGAGCGATACGGGCGTGGCACCGAACATCTCTTTCGATGCGTTGGCAAAGCCATAGCGCGAGCCGAGGATCGGGATGCCACGGTGCCACGGTTGCGCCATGGTGCGGATATAAAATGCGGGTGCGACAGCCAGGTAGAAGCTGTGACCGAGCGAGTTGATGAGGTTCACCGTCGAATTGTCGACTGGCTGCATGGAGTTGGCGTGCCGCGTGTTGATTTCATCCGCGACGATCTGGCCCTTCTCCTGCATCTCAGGATTGCCGGCGCGGGACAAGTTATCCATGGCTGCACCGATCTGCTTGAACGCATCCGAGAACGCTGGAGCCGAGTATATGTTCGCGGTATCGTTGACGCCGCCACCGGCACGCCGAGCGAAATTTCCTTGGAAGTCACCATCGTAGCCGGGGATACCCATACGCTTGATGGACGACAGCTTAGTCGAAGTCTCAGGCAGCATTGACAGGAACTTGCGGGTCATCGCTTCCTTCATCAGATCAGCCTGCGGCCCCTGCAAGCCTGGGTTGTTATCAATGCTTTCGTGCAGAGTAGCCAGCACTGAGCGTAACGCTTCGGAGATGCCGGCGCGGCTCGACAGGTTGCTCTTGTCGGATAAGACCCCGGAAGCGAGCGAGTCCTGCGAGAGTTTGTCACCCATCGCAGCGACCATCTTGGCGCGCATGCCCACAGCCTGGTCCATCGTATCGAACCGGAAGAATGCATGGTCTTGGTTCGTATAGTCGCCCAGCACTTTGTTGGTGCCCGACAGCGCTTTCTCCATCTTCGCCCACGTCGCATCGTCCATGTTCTCGAAGCCCACGTGCAGGAAATAGTTGCCATCACGGCCGGCGCTGTAGTACGGGTTGCGCACGAGGTTGTCGTAGATGTCGGCTTGCGCTTCGATCTGGGTGCGCAGCGCGTTACCTTCCGGCAGCTTGCCGGCATCGGCGATAGCTGCACGGATGCGGCCATCTAACGTAGCGCTATGACCGTCGAAGAACATTTTGGTATTCGTGTTGCGTTGGTTCTGCAAATCCTTGTTCATGAAGTCGAGACCAGGGACGTGCTGCGCCATGCTGGCGTTCTCATCCGACTGATTGCTCTGCGCGGTAATCAGGTTCTTAATGATCGACGCGGTGTCGATGATGGTAGCCTGGCGGTGAATTTTCGCCCCGTCCACGATGGCCTGTGCTGCGGCTGGATCGGACCGCGACAACTGTGTGAACTTGCGATAAATGCCATCGATATACGGCTTGTTCGACGGCGACAGCTCAGGCCGATCCCGTGCGTTATCGTTGAAATTCATCGTCGGATCGAAGCCACCGATAGAGCTGCCGGTGCCGATCTCGGCCATCTGTTTATTGAGGGACCGCGCATCCTCGTTCTTCATGCCACGGAACATTTTCTGGAGACGATCGTTAAACAAACCGGCGTTCTCACCCGCACGTAGCGCCGCCTGGCGCTGGCCGGCGTGGGCATCAATGATACCGTCGACACCCTTGTCGAGTCCGGCCGCCACCATCTCAGGCAGAGCGCGCACGCGGTCGGCCATATACATCATGGTCTTGGCACCGGATAGCACGCGGAACACGGCTATGTCTAATCCCTTGATGCTGACCTTGTTGCCGATGGTGTCGATAGCCTTGGCGATGCCGGTAAGCGAATCATCGGTGACATCACCCGCACCCTTCATGGATGAGTTGAACTGGCTGTCGCGCTGAATAGCCGTCTTTTGCGAAGCTATCAAATCCTTGTAAGTGTCGCTGGAGAAGAACGGGCCTTGCAAGTCCATCGCCTTTTCTAACGCGGTCTTCTGATTCGGCTCCATGCCCAGCAGCTTGCGCACTGCGTCCACAGTGCGGCCCCACAAGCTCTTGGTGTCCAAGAACTTTTGGAATTCAGGGTTCGTGTTCAGTTCGGCCAAAAACTCCTTTGGGTCGGTCAAGCCGTATGGCTTTTCTCCAAAGGTGCGGTCGATGGCAGCGATGCGAATTTTGTTCAGCTCTTTGTAATTCTGCTTGAGCTGCGCTTCCACTTGGTTGCGCGGCTTGTCGATCTGCGACGCCGCCACCAGCCGCATAGTCGTCGCGGCATGGGTCAATTCGTGCAGCACCACGTGTTCAGATTCGCCGCCTTCAGCGAAACTGGCTTTGTCGTTTATGCCGTCATAGAAACCCAGAGTGCCGTGGTTCAATTCGCCTGGCTCGGCCATGCCCATCTTCGTCTTCAGACCATACGACTGAAGCTTGGTAGCCAAATCGCGCACCCATGGTTCAGAGCCGTTATCGGCCAGGTGCTGAAGCATACTGGAAGCGTCGGCGTTCGGCGCAAGTAACTGCTTGACGATGCCTACACTCCGGGCTTCCGAATTGACTGGGGCTTGGTACTCGGACCGGAACGACTTGGTGTAAGGAGTCGCGGTTTGATTGGCGAAATCGGTGATGTCTTTGATGTAGGCGTCGGCATCATTGCGCGTACCGCTCAACGATTTGTTGAGTGTGGTGCGTAGCCCTTGCGCATCTTCAAAGCGCTCCTGCTCCAGTGGCGTCAGCTCTTCACCAGCGCGCAGGCGCTCATTGAACGAAGCCACGGTGGCGTCCAGCTTATCGGCGGCGGCCTGCGCGTTCTCACGCACGGATGAGGTAGATGGCACAGGCTCTGCCGGTGGCTTGGCAGTGTTGGTTTCAGGCGGCACGGTGGCAGTGATATCGGCCGCAGCCTTGACCACCGGTTCAGTTGCGGCGGCCGCAGTAGCCACATCAGATGCAGCACCTGGGATATCCGAAGCAGGGATCACCGGGGTGGCAGCAGCCACTTGCTGGGCTTCCACTTCTGGCGTTGGAGCCGCCTCGCCCTTCAGGTTCTGGGCCAGCGTATCGTAGATCGAATATGACAGGGTGCTTTGCTTGGTCGCATCGCGGGCCGTTTCCAGCGCAGCGATCTTCTCGGCCGGTGTACCTAGCGCGTCGACGGCGGCGACCGTCTTGTTCAACTTAGCCAGGTACTGGCCGCGCAGACCGGATGGGTCGATCTGCGCATCCGACATCTGCTGTTGCCATGTTGCCTTGAGTGAATTGGCTTCTGGCTCGATAGGCTGGGCACCGTATCCCAACAGCTTGGCGCGAGCGGCGACCTGCTGATCCTCCGGCAAGCCTGCGATATAGGCGTCAGCCTGGGCGCGAGTACCCAAGGAACCGTCCGGGAACGCAATCAGCGGGTTCGGCTTGTTCTCGATACCCAGCGGCGCTGCCGGCGCGACGGTCTGATGCTCTGACAAGAGGTTGTCAATTGGCGTAGTCTCGACGCTTTTGAGCGTGTCCACAGGTACTGTGCTGAGACCTGCTTGGAAGCTATCCTGCTGTTGAGCCTGGGCTTCCCTGCGTATCTGCTCCATGGCTCCGGCGACGCCTGCTTCCGGGCCGATAGTCGATGGTGCCTCGGTAGGCGTTGTGGCATGCATCGCGGTCAATTGATCCTCAATCGACGCCGAGGACGCTTTGCCTTTGTTCAATGTTTGATCCACAACAGCTTGACCGCCAGTTACCGGGGCCGGTGGTGTTTCAGGTGTACCTGGGTTCGGCAGCGGCTCGCCTGCAGCCATGTCGGCGTTAGCCGAATCGGTCATGCCCTTGAGCGCTTCCTTCTGCGGGTTCGAGCCAAGCAAGGTGCCTAGGAGCGCACCGGTCACGCCGCTCACAGCAGCATTGGTCCAGTCAAACGGTTGCTGTAGTTCAGGGTGATCGCCCAGCACTGCGTTCTGCGCGACGCGGCCGGCTTCGCTAGTGGCCACACCTGACGCAGCTCCAGTTGCAGCGCGCAACAGTTTGCCCCCTTGGGCTGCCATCGGCACCGCGCCTGTTACAGTACCTGTCACAGCCTGCACCAAGCCCGAAGCCCCCGCAGTTTCTGTGTCAACACCTTGACGTACAAGGTTGCCTGCCTGCGCCACACCTGATAGCGCAGACGGCGTAGCCATCGCACCCATGCCGGTGATCGCACGGCCCGCGAAGCCTGCAACGGCTGGAGCGTCAAGCGCGCCGCCCGTGGCAATCGCAGCGACCGCTGCCGGCACCATGCCGCCGACGCCATACGCGACCTTGTTCCCGAACGTATCTTCGCCAGGCTGAAGTGCCTGCTTGTCCGCATAGTTGGCGAGCGGATCGACGGCGTGTTTGAAATACCAGTCCTGCGCTGAAGTCGTGTCCTGACCAGTGAACGCACTGCGCGCTGCGTCGAGCGCGATGGCCGGAACGCTACCCACTAGCGCTGCACCTTCACCGAGGCCGGCGACGCCCGCTTTCAGGCCGCTCATAGCCGAACCCACCAGTCCGCGTTTCACTGGTGGGCGGGGCTGATCTATCGTCACGGTATTAGGGTCAATCACACCTGTGACGGGTGCATCAGGGATTACTGAGTTTTGGTCGATATCCATGTTTTAGCTGCCTGCTGGTTGCCACGATCCGTTCTTGAACACGACTGCTTGGCCGCTAGGCGTTTTGCCAGTCATGCCTTCTTTTGGTTTCGCCGCTTCTTGACGCTGCGCCTCCGCACCTGATGGCGTAAAGGAGTAGTGGCCGTTGGCGTCACGCACGCGGTTCTGGAATGTAGGCACCACTATCGGTAGCATGCCGCCAGGAGGTACGATACCGACACCACCGGCCTGCACAGGTGTGGCTTCCAGCTGTTCGCGCTGCTGTGCGATCTCGGCAGCGGTGCGCGCCGACGCCTGGTCACTGCCGTACATGCTGGCACCCGCGCCGATACCCGCGCTAGTGATGCCCGCGATAGACTGGTTGAGCGAGTCAGCACCTTGACCCTGTACACCGCCAAAATTGTTGTTGCCGAGGGCAGCGACTAAATGGCCGAGGCGATAACTGTAGTTGTCCGGGTTGCCCTGGCGTGCTGCCTCCATGATGTCGGCTAGGCCGTGCTGACGATAAGCTTCCTGTTGCTGGAAGCCAGTCGCAATCGCACTGCGTGGGTCCACAAAGCCGTTCGGCAGCCCCGGCGTCGCGCCCCAGCTAGATGTGTTCGGCGCGACCTGGCCACCTCGGATCACTTCGATATTATTCGGGAATCCGTTACGTGCAGATAGGCTGGCATCGCCTGGCGTTTCACTGGCTGCCGATGGCGTTGACGCCTGAGCTGCAGATGCCGCGCCTATAGCGCTACCGTTGTTATTGGCAGCGCGAGTAGGCGTCGTGGTCAACTGCGGTAGCGGGGTGGATGGGCCAAAGGTAGTTGGGTCCACCATCTTCAGTTGCTGAAGCTGCGTCGGCGACACTTGGCTCAGGTCCAGATTCGCCGTGGAGTACGGGGAACCGGTTGTGTTCAGCGGTGCAGTCGGTGCCACATTCATACCTGTGTTCACGCCGGCCGGTGCCGAGGCAGTAGGTGCCACAGGTGCGTTACCGACACCTGGCAGCGAGATGCCTTGCGCCATCAGTTGATTGGCTAAAGAGCCGAGCGGACTTGTGGCCACGCCTGCGCCTGGGTTGACGATAGGACGTGTGCCAGTCACGTTCAGTTGGTTCAGTGTAGGCAAGCCCTGAGTGTTCAAGCCCTGCATCGCGTTGAGATCAGCCATGATGTTTGCCTCTTACGGATTGTAGTTGTAGTTCATATTGGTGTTAGTGCCCTGCGAAGTCTGCGTCGAGTTGATCGTACTGTTCGACGTAGCGTTCGTGGTGCTGTTCGATTCGCTAGTGGAACTAGAAGTCACCTGCGAAGCGGAAAGTGAATTGCTGTTCGAGAAGCCCACGTTGTACGCAGTATGATCGCCGATCTGCGCGGACAGATTGACCGACGACAGAGACGCGGCCGCCAGTTGCGCAGCGACCTGCGCGCCACCTTTGATCGCTTCGATCAGCAGATTGGTTTCCTGCACCAGCGTCTGTACATTGGCCTTTGCAGCTTCGATCCGCAGATTACCCTCGGCCACTTGTACGTCGACCTGCGCTTTGAACAGATTGACCTGCGACGCGACGCGGGACGATTCGCCTTGCACCTCAGCCGAATACACCTGGGTGCCGGCTTCCAGTGTCTTGACCACGGCACCGACGCGTTCGGATTCAGCCTGCACTTCAGTGCGGTACACGTCAGTGCGGACCTTGAATAAGTCGAGCGGCACCTTCTGGCTGATGTCGAGTTCGATCTGCTTCTGAGCGACGCCGGCATCGACCATGGCGCGGAATCCATTCACGATGCTGCCGTATGCATCGGCCTGCGTCTTGTAGATGCTAATCTTGGCCACCTGTGCATTCACTGCAGTTTCGTAGCCTTGGTATTCGGCTGACTTGGCGCGCACGGTTTCGGCATATGCACCCACCTGTGCAGCGAAGCCTTCGATGGTGGTCTTGTTGACCAGCGCCACCGTGTTGGCAGCGTCGACCTTGGCCTTGAATACATCCACCAAGGTTTGCACACCCAGGAGCTGCGATTTGTAGACCTCGACCTGCTGCATGTTCAGCTCGCCGATCAGCTTCTGGCCATCCAGTTGCGCACGATAGATATCCAGCTTGGCCAACTCGGCTTGCAGGGTCGCTTTATAGGCTTCCACTTCAGCGGCAAATGCCTGTACCTGGGCGGCAAATGCCTGCACCTCTTCGTGGTAGATGTCGATGCCGATCTGCTGCGCGAATTTGGCTGCTTCCAAAGCGCGAGTGGCGATCTGGCCATTGTAAGTAATGAGACCTTCCTCGACTTTCCACGCTTGGTCGAACGCGAAGCGCCGATTGCTCTGTTCGAGATCAGCCTGCTTAATCATCACGTCACGGGACAAGTCCGTGTTCGTGGTTTGCGAGTTCTGAAGCGCGTCCGAAATTTCGAGCGACATCGCGCCTGGCGGTTTGCGGAAGCCACGCTGCGCATAGTTACGGATAGTCTCACGCAGCTTGCGGCCTACGACTGCATTCTCGCGGGTGCGGCCGCGATCCCAGATCGCTTGCTCGACTTGCGGCGGTAGGCCGGTGTACGTACCGTTGACCCACGTGTCCAGATTGCTGCGCAAGTCCTGCAGCAGATTGGAGGTGTAAGTCTGCTCTTGGAACGCGAAGATGTACTGCGGCGCGAGTGGCGAGCCAGGGAGGATCGCAGTGAACGTTGGTAGGTTCAGCAGGGGGGCCACAGGTACTTCGATACCCAGCAGGCTAGGCACAGCCGGCAGCGGTGTGTCAGGCGCAGCAGGCACAACGACATTCAGCAGCGACGGTGCGAGCGGCGCGGTCTGGGTCAGCGGCACCGGGGCTGGAAAGTCGAGGTTGACCGGCAGCGGCACGGCGGTGAACTGCGGGGCTGCGCCCACGTCGAGCGGCGCTACCGGGACTAGCGTTGGGTCGGCCGGCACCGGAGGCAGCGTCATGGCCAGGCCAGGAGGGATTACCGGCACTGGAGGCGGCACGTAGGGGGTCACGACCGCATTAATCGGGGTCAAGTCAACGTTGACAGGCGGGATAGCCTGAATACGGTTCGCGGCCTGACTAAGCTGGTTAAGGAATGCCTGGGCGTTATTGAAGGCAGAAGACGCATAGCCCTGGGCATTCTGGAAGCCGTCCGTCACCAGCACAGAAGCCCCTGTGGATTGGGGCGGTGGTGGTAGCGGAAGGCCGGGATCGAGTGCCATGGTGGTTCCCCTAGTAATTTTCTAGCACATTATAGCGGAGTAATGGGCAATTCTATCTGTTTGCGGTTCATGACAACTTTGCCACTAGTGCCAATGCCTAGCCCCACACCACCTACGGCATCCGGTAGCCCGGGCGTAGCGGCCTGAAAAGCTGGGAAATATTTGTACAGGGCGTTAAGCCCGTAGCTGAAGGGCACAATCAGCGGTGAACCGTTGGAAATATATAACCCAGACGAATCCACCGACTTTACAGGGGTGAACTGAACCCAGGAATTATCGGCGTCGACAATGAAAACCACCGTCTCGTTGTAGTTCGACGGCGCGTCGGCCGAGGTGAAAAAATGCAGGCGCAGCGTGTAAAAGTATGAGTTTGTCGTGTTGTCGGGGGGTGTGCTGCGCACGTGCTGAGAGGTGTTCGACTCCTGAAAACACACACCGCCTGGCGGCATGATCGCACCGATATCATCCATGACCGCGCCGAGGCTCGCATATTTAGTAGCCGGCAGCGACCCATAGTTCTTCGTGGTCCAAGTCTGGTTGATATTGAAAGCGAAGTAGCCGTCCGGCGTACCGCCGTTGGGGGGCATCGGCTGATTCTGCAAATTCAGTGTGATCGTGTAGGACTGGCTACCGTGCACCAAGTCTTCCTCGGGAGGGTAGACATTGTGCCCGTCCTGGCCCCAGCTCATAGTGCCATTGAATGGGTACGCGCCATTGGACGGCCCAGCGAGTGTGAGGCCGTTCGAGATCGACTGGCCATATGCGCCGAAGTCGATGTAGGTGTACTCATAGCTGTGCTTCGGCAGGCCGATTTTTAGTACCGCCGTAACGACCTGCGGGACCGGCTCTTTCGTCGTGCCCCTGAATTTGAACTCGGTCATTTTACCGGCCGGCACATTGAAATAAGCAGTAGCAAAATACGGTGGCCCGCTATCTGGCAGAGCCGATTGAATCTGGTCAGCGGTGAAGATCAGGATCACAGGTTGATTGGTGCACACCCAATTGGTAGGCTGCTGCTTCTGTGGGAGCTGGCCGCCGAACTTATTCAACGCGATGAGACCCAACAGCATGATCTGGTCGCTATCGAAACTTGGGTTCTTGAACGTGAAGCTGGAGCCTGACGCAAACTTTAGACCGGCTGGGTACGTAGCGTACTGCTTGCCTGCGATTGTCCATGGTAGCGTGCTGGCAAACTGACTTGGGCCGAACGATCCGGGCAGCACATAGAACTCGGCCGAATTGTTGACGATCTCAGGAATCTCGGGAAGCTCAGGCTCGAACTCAGTAGACTCGTTGATGACATGTGCCTCTTCGCGCACCGCAGGACGCGGGGTGCTGGCTGCGTTGATGCGTATTGTGTCCTGGCCGTTGGAGGAAGTAACCTGAATAGTCGTGCCATCAGGAAGGTTCACAGTGCGGCTCAGGTGTGTCACACCTCCAAGCTGCATGCGGTTCTTCATTTGGCCAAGAAGAGTGCGTGCAGTGCCGATATAAGGCGACGCGGCCTCGGTAGCGGCGGGGTCGGCACCGTCGCCTGTTAGCCCCTTGCGGACGACGCCATACTCACGCATCGCCCCCACCTATACGGCGGCGCAGAACTGTTGGCTTGACCTCAAGCGCGTTGAGTTCAAAGTAGGAGCCGTTCTGGTTGCGGACCTCGAATTGCCAGTAGCGTGCAGCCAGACCTTTACCGATCCGCGTGTGGTTGCCATGCAGACCAGCGGCCCCGCTCGCGGCCAGCATGTAGTCGCGCTGATTGATCTCATCGGTGTACACCCGCAGGACAAGATTGCCATCAGCACGGTATCCCACATAGCAGCGGTCGATACGCTTGAGATGCGAAGTACTAAGGTCGGACATGCCCATGCGCGCTACCGCGTCGATGTTCACACCGTTATCGGTGCTGCCGGCCAGCGCGAAGATGCCGCTGGAACTGGCACCCAGGTATAGGTTATTGAACTTGGCGAAGCTGTTGAAGTTGTAACCTTCGTACTGTGTCAGCGCGAAGTTCTCGGTGTGCATGACGATGGTGTTGGCGACGGTGTTCTCAGGCGTATGACCAGTCGCTTGCAACAGCATGATCGGCAGCGTGATCTGCGCATACCCGACAGTATTTTGGTAGCCCTGGGCGTTCACCTGCATGACCGGCAGTATCATCTGCGCGGTGCCGAGGCTACCTGTCGCGCCGGACGCAGCAAGAGCGATCTGACGCAGCGCGATGTTCATCTGGCCGACATTACCCACGGTGCCAGAAGCAATCAAGGTCGGTTTAGGCATCACGAAGGCTGCACTACCTTGATAGGCAGTCAGGCCTGACGACACTAGCACGGGTGCAGGCAGCAGCAGATTTGACGCACCCACGGCACCAGTTATACCCTCGGCGCTCAGCACCATCGCTGGCAGTGTGAACATCGCGGCGCTCTGCCCGTATGCAGCCATGACAGGCAGTGGCATCACAAACACGCCCACCCCAGCGATGCCGGCCAGGCCTTGTGCAGCTAGAACGGGGGCCGGTAACGTGAAAATGCCTGTCGAATCGCCGGAGGATATCTGCGGCGACGGCAGGGTAAAAGCTGCCGTACCGGCAAGACCGATACTGCCCTGGGCCGAGAAGGTCGGCACCGGCAGACTGAACGCGGCACTGTTGGGGACGCTACCTGCGGAATAGACAAAGCGGGGTAAAACTACCGCAGCACTACCCACACTCGCGGTGTAGCCGGAGGCGGCTAGAACCGGAGCTGGGAGTGTGAATGCTGCGGCATTGGTCATCGCGGATTACTGCGGTGGAATGGTCATCGACCAGTTGGACAGCGTAGTGGTCGCGCCGGCTACAAATGCCACGGAGTTGAAGTTCATCTCCGCACCTGAAGTGGCCACAGCGCCATCGATACGAATGTACTGGCCTGTCGAGTCCAGTGTATCCGGGTCAGTGACAGAACCATGGAACCGGCACCAGCCGGCGCTGCCTGTCGCACCGTTCGCGCCGCTCCACACCTGTGTGGCCAGCTTGGACAAGACGCCGGCAATCGACTGGTCGAACAGCAAGCCGTTGACCGGAGCGACGCCGCCTGCCATGTTGCCAGTGGTTGCAGTCAGAGTGGTTGTGGTAGCAGCTACCGTGAAACCGTTTGGCAAGGTGCCTTTTCCTGGGAGCGCCAGGATCGTGACCACGGCACCGGAAGCGGTAGCGATATAGTCAGGTTCGGATTTGTAACGGTTGATCTGCGATGCAACGTCCAGGGCGGTTTGGTTCAGGGTGCTGTTAAACGGCACAGCGGCACCGAGGATATCGACGCCGTTGACGGTCAAGGTGTTGACCGCGCCGCCTGCGCCACCTGTCAGGGTGATATTGCCAGAAGACTGCACCTCGTAGGTCAGCGCTCCGCTGTTATTGGTCAGAATGCAGAGCGGGCTGCCTGTTGCGGCCGCATCAGCCGTGGCCGGCTGGGTGCCGGAATAGATGGTGATCGAGCCGTTACGCAGGGAGCTATCGATACCGCCCTCTTTGTTGATCGCGTTACGGAAACCCGTTGAGAAGCGTGCTGTCATGATATTCCCCTAGAGGTTTGAATTAGCAATAAAGCGGTTTGGCCCCGGCATAAAGATCGCTGCACCTTGACCGGATGCTGGGAACTGAAACTTCGTCCGGGTCAAATTCCTGATTTCCATGTCCGGCATGCCGACGCAAATACCCTGCGTTGTCAGCCACATCGGAAGGGGCCGTGCGCCGGTAGAGTTGTCCCCGAACAAAGCGCCATCCACGTAGTCTGTTGCCCCAGGGATCGCACCGTATGCCAACTTGTGCACGTACTGAAAATCCTTGGGGTCTGATCCGACGATAGTACCGCAACTTTCATCGGTGCCGGCGAAGAAACCGCTGTGCTGGCCTTCACCGCCGCGTTCCTTGTCCTCCATCGGGGCCAGCAAGGTGATCTGACCTTGCATCGGGATGTTCTCGCGCAAGTCAAACAGCTCGTAGCCGTATTCGATAGAAGGGTAGAGCACGTCGCCCGCGCCGACATACATCCGGCCACGATAATACGCCAGAATCTGGCCTGGCGGCGGGGCGCTGAAAAACTGGGTGTTGAGCGGCAGCTCCAGCTCAGTGGTGTCATTGGTGTAGGTGGCTTTCACCTGGCTGTTTGGCATGGTCATGGCCAAGAACAAATCACCACCGTTCGGGGTGGTCAGGTATAGCCCCTTGCTGACAACGCCAGGATCAGTAGACATGGGCATCGTGAAGACCAGGCCGCCCCCGGCAGCCACGCTGATAGCGCCGGCCAGCCCCGCACCGGACTCTTGCCCGTCATCCCGAAAGTATGTGACAACGAATTGGTAGATACCGGCCGGAAGGTAGCCCACAGTCGTCGCTACCCCAGGTAGTGGTGGTACTGGCAGCCCCCAGCTCCGCGCCGCGCCGAACTCGAATACGCCCGACTCCGTGCCATTACTAAAGTAGACCGAGCTATTGACTTCCCAATAGGACATCCGGGCGCTGGGGTTCTGGAGATTGGCCACAGCTACACTGGTCATGTCCAGTTTGAGCCACATGAGCTGCGAACCGGTGACGTACAGGCACAGCTTTTCGGTGTCGTCAGCCCAAATGGAGTGCGCGTTGGACGGGATCGCCATGGTGAACCCTTGGCGGCGCGAGAGGCGGCCAGACTTGTCGATGTCGACATTGACGGCCACGGCCAAGTCGCCCTGCTCGAACCGCTCAGGCGAGACATCGTTGCGTAGGCCCGTGAACTTCTCGAACGTTACGACATCCTGATCGCGTTGGGTGGCTAGGTTCCCTGGCATGATTTACCTCGTCCAGCGGAAGCCATTCATACCGTATTTGATTTGCTCGCTTGCGAACATCATGCGCTTGCGCTCTTTGACAGCATCCTTGACGGCTTCGTCAAATGCTTTCTTGTGGTCCGCAGCCGAGGTAGGCGCACCGGCATCGGCGTCAAATGTTGACTGTGCCAGATAGGCGGCCCAGCGCAGTGCGGAGAGCTGGTAGTCCTCGGGGAGCTGCGACTCGACATCCAGATGGTCGCGGTCGTAGCAAGTGGTCGGCACTCGGATGACGCGCATCTTGACCGTATTGCCGTTTTCAGTAGCGCTAGGGACTGGGAAGATCGAAAGCGTCACACGGTTCGAGCCGGCATATACCAGCGTCTCATCGGTGTAGTACGCGATAGGCTTGCCAGGCGGGTACTGGGCCTGTAGCGCGTCGTTCCAATTCAGGAACTCAGGTGCATTCAATTGATACAGAAGCGAGTGGCCGGCGCGGGGCAAGTCGTAGCTGTCGAGCTGGTAGCGGCTGGAGATCACCGCGATGATCGACTTGTCCAGTGGGTAGTTGCTGACGTTGGCTTCAAGCTTAACCAGGGTGATCGCGGAGGTGTCGCCGTCACGCAGAATCATCGACTGGCGGGCAAAGCGCCGCTCGGCGTCTTTGATGTACATCAGGAGCGTTTCGTCAGTCCACAGAGAGTCGCTATCCCCCGCGATGATGTCAGACCTGTCGCGGAGGATATTGAAGCGAAGCTCGGTGAGCTGCTGCCCCAGGTTCATGGATTACTCCCGAGCGCTGCGGCCGGTACGTTCCTGAACTAGGCGGTAAGGGAAGCGCAGGCGGTCCTTGTAGCCCACCACGCGGCGGCCCAAGTCCACCATGGGCACCGACATGATCGCGTCATCCAACACGTTCAAGACCGATTCTGGCACTTCCACTTCCATGCCTGGCTGGATCAGGTAGCCCACGCCGTCGCAGCCCACGAAGACGCCGCCTGGTGGCGCATTCTCGTTGTCTTCCAGCACGATCTTAAAGCGCTTGATCTGGCTGGCTGTTTTCGCAGCGGCGATGACCGCTTTGGATTCGCCGGGGGTATCGATCACGCCCGACAGTTCGAGGTTGCCCTCGCCTGGCCAGTCTACCGGCATCTTGCTGATCGCTTCCTTCGCTGCCGCGATCTTGCTTGTCCGTGGTTTTGCTTTGGTAGCCATGATTAATCGTCCTCGCTTTTGGCCGCTTGGTTGAACGCCGAGGCATACTCATCGTCATCCGAGGGCTTAGGTTTGAGTTTGTCGAGGTGTTCAGTGACGAACGCTACGACTTCCTCTTTGGTTGAAAAGGCATAGCCCTTCCAAGGGTCTTGCCAAGACGACTTCGGCTTGGCGTTTTCTTCTTGGATTTTTGGGTCCACGATTTCGACTTCGTAGCCGTTCTCCAGTTTCTCGATCCGCAGCACGCAGTCATCGCTCATGGCTATTGCTCCTAGTTGGCCCATGGAAGTAACACTGGGGGTCTCCCCCCCAGCGCTCTTAGCCTTCAGCCCGATACAGCAGGGTCGAAGACGCAGCCATCATCACCGCCGAAACAGTGAAGCCGCCTGGCACAATAGTGATGCCGTTACCGCCCGTCACCAGGGTACGGGTGCCTGCCGCCACGGTGTGAACCGAGCTGCCGGCCGCCATGCCTTCGTAGAACTCATCCTTGACCTGAGTGGTCATGTTCTCGAACGCGACGTAACGCGGGGTAAAACCTGTGTTGAAGGTGAACGCTGCGGCTGCGGTGCCGTCAGTGGTCATGTAGCTCGATTGCGTGTTGACTACGCCATCCGCATTCGAGGTCTTTTGTGTGAGGATTGTCATGATGCGCTCCTGAAATTGATGTCGGTCAGAACTACCCCGGCTAGGCCGGGGGTCAGTTCATTACGCGGTTGCAGCGACTTCCAAACGGGCCATCCAGGCGTCGTTTAGGATCACGCATGCGGTCATGGCTTTCCAGCCAACAGTGCCACGTTGAGCCAGTGGATCGCCTGGCGCTGGCTTCGGATTGACCACCATCGGTACCAGGGAGTCTTTGCCCTTCAGCGGCACAATACCGTAGGAATCGCGGCCGATGTACAGCACTGGGTACACGTCAGCGCTGGTGCCCGAGGTCGAGCGCATGAGGCCGGCTGCACCACCTGCGTCAGGGAACGGCGCGAAAATGGTCGATTGCAGGTAGCGCACGGTTTCGACCGAACCGATTTCGTTTTCCCAAGGAGTCACAGTACCGTACTGCTTGGTAGGAACGAAGCCGGTCATGTTGCGGATATCGGTTTCGAGGTCAGGGTGGACCAGGCCGATAAACGCAGCTTCGATAGGCTCTGTGCGGAAGTCAGGCGTCGACTTGACGATCTGAGTGATCCGCTTGGCGTTCTGGCGGGTAAGGCCGGTAGTGACCTTACGTTGCAGGGCCTGGGTGATCGGGGTGTTGACGCTGGTGCGAGCACCACCGTTTGCCCAGAACACGTTGAGGCCTGCTTTCAGCACGTTGTACCGGATGGTTTCGATAGTCTGTGCAGCCGATTCGCCGAGCGATTCAGTCATTTGGTTCAGAACTTGATCTTCGGCAGTATCCAGCACCACATCAGTGATGGTTGCGAAGTCACCGTACTGCACAAGCGTTACTGTGTAGTCGGTATTGGTCAAGCTCTTGCCAGTTGGCGTCACGCCTTCAACCAGCGGAGTGATTGCCAGTGGCACACCGAAAGCATTTGCTGGATTACCGTCACCAGCCGAGCCAGTGGAACCGACCAAATAGTAGCGTCGGAACTTGGCAACCTTGGTTGCATTGGTAGGGATAGGGTAGGTCTGGCCGAATTTTTCGAGGACCAGATACGGCATACCCCGTTTCAAGAGCTGCGAGACCGCATAAGCGGCTACGCGAGGCGAGATGTCGCCATATTGGGTAACAGCAGTCATGATAAACGCTCCTATTCAGGTGGGACTACACTTGATTTTCACATCAAATTTTGCGGTTTCGCAGTGTAGTCCGTCACCCGCTTGTATAGGAACGGAACAGTGCTTTTTGGTAAAACGGCGCTTCTTAGTTGCACACTATAGCAGAACTTGTGATGATTTTCCCACTAGGTAATTCAAAAGAGATGTAATACGTGCCGGCAGCGGCTGTTACGGTGACGCCAAGCAGCCCTGCAGCGCTTGTGATGTACTGGGCCAAATTGCCTGCCTTGGCTTCGTTCCACGCACCGTTTGTCAGAGTAGCGCCACTGGTAGCGGGGGCGAACGCGGTGCCGGCTGCATTCGAGAAGTATGCGCCGCCAGCCACGGCATGGCCCAAAGAGGCACCCTGGGCGTCCTTGAACGCGAACTGCACCGCGCAGGTGCCGGTGCCGGGAGTAGTTGCAGTTGTAACTGAGGCTGGCTGGTCGGCCAGTGAACTCAGTTCGGCTGTCGAAGCGGTGGTGGCGTTAGCCGGGAGGGCATCCACAGCGTCGCAGAGGGCGATAAGACCCAGTTTCTCTTGGATCGTCAGCAAAATGCCCTGCAAAAAGGTGCGATTGATGGTCATGATATTGCTCCTGAAGTTGAGGTGGGTTTAATCCTTAAGCCTTAAGCGACCTTGGAATAATCGGCCCAGCCAGCATCAAAATCATTGGGGTCAGCCGCAGTCGTCGGTTCGCTACGACCAGATACTACAGGTTTTAGCGCTTTTGCGGCAGCCGCAGCGGCGGCCGACACGGTAGGAGTTGCAGGCGCGGCAGGAGCTGCGGCAGCTGCGGGAGCTACAGCGCGAGCCGGAGCTGGAGCCGAGGCCGCTGGAGCCACGTAACCTGTCTCTTTTTTGAAGATGCCGATCATCTCGGCGACTTCCTCGGCGGTGCCGGTATTGGCCACGTCGTGATAGGCTTTCTTCAGGAAGGCAGGCTGTGTTTCCACCCACTCCAGCGTTAAGTCGCGCACCGTCTCATAGTCCGGCACTAGGCGCACGATGTCATTGTACTGGACCGAATTGTGCGTCACGGCCACGTTGCTTTCGAGCGGCTGCAAGCGGGCATCGATCTGAGCGAAGATATAGCCCGCCAGATTGACGTACTCCTGCCGGCGCACCAGCGCTTCGCCGCGTGCCATGTCTGGCCATTCCTTGTTGTACGCATCCAGAATGGCCTTCTCTTCCGCAGTATAGAGCGGAGGCGGCGGTGTCGTGATTTCAGGTGCGGCAGCCGGGGCCGGCACGTTCTTCAGCGCGGCAACTTCAGCCTGCAGCGCTTCGATAAGGGCGAATGGATCAGGAGCCGCTGCTGGAGTAGTAACCGGCGCTGTCGTAGATGCCGCAGCAGGATCAGGAGTTGCTGGTGCTGGGGTAGCATTGGGATCATCCTCGGCCCCGGCTGCTGCAGCAGGAGCAGGTTTAGTCGGATCAGCCTCGACAATCTCACTGGCGGCGTCGGCGGCAGCAGGCGCGGCAGCGGCAACAGCAGGCTTCGCGTCAGGCGCATGCTCCGGTGGGTTGATCTCACCGAAGGCAGCCGCGAAGTCTTCGTCAGGTGTCAGCGTTGGGGCAGCAGCCGCTGGAGCTGGTGTGTTTGGCGTAGTCATGATCGGTTTTATACTCCTTGCAATTTAACTGTGTCAAGTACGGTGCCCAAAATGTCGGCTATGACTTTCGCCTTGGCCTGGGCTGTTGGGAACTCATCCGGTAGGCATTGCCGCAGCACTTGGTCCTGGCGCTGCTGCCACAGGACTAGGAGTTTGGTTAGGGCCTGCAGCCCCGGTTCCTCCTTGCATGCCTGTATCGTCTGCTGGAGCTGGGCCTCCAGTTCCCGGTTGCGGTTGGTTTTGTGCATTGGCATTTAGCTGTACTCCGTGTTCAACTGCATTGAGAATGGCGTCGACGGTTTGGCCCTCCGCGTTCGCCTGGTTCTTGGTGGCTTGCGAGATGTTCTTGACGATCTCCGACAACTGCAGTCGGATTTGAGTCTCGATAGCCTTCTGCTGCTGCGCTTGCTGCGCCTGTTGTTGCTGGGCCTCATTCTGGTCGACGGCATCACAGCCGGCGTCGTCCATCACGATATCGTCGTCATCCAAATCGCGGGCGCGCAGGCGCTCACGCAGGAAGCTGCGGAACTTGATGTACTTTTTCTCTTCCGGCAGCAGGGTCTGCGCCAGGTTGTCGAGCTGCGCGCCCAGCACTTCCTTGGCGATCAGTGAAGTCGCGCCACGCGCCACCGGCTGAAAGTCGCCCTGCAGCTCCGGGTCTTGCGAATAGTGCTCGTTGAAAGTAATGATCGCGGAGATCACCGACTCGGTGAACTGATCGAAGTTGCGCACAGCGTCCTTGAACGGCAACGCAGCGTCGCCGCGCAACATCGACGCGCCGGAGGCGGTGCGGAACGGCTCGCTCGGGCCACGCTGCATGTCGCCGCCAGTAGCCGCGTTGATGAAGGTCTCCTGATCTGCGAAGCCTTGGAACATCTCGACCATCTTCTGCAGCTCAGGCAAGTGCATCGGCAGCTCGACGGTGCGAATCGCAGGGTACTGCATGGTCTGCGGGCTATCATCTTCACGGTAGAAAATTTTGTCCGGTGTGACAGCGCTGATGTCTTGGTCGATCCGCAGCAGCTCGGTGTTGAACTCGAACACCCGCATGACCGACGCGTTGTCCAGCACCATGCGCGTCGCGGCGCACAGCCCCATCTGCGAGTCGCGCACGATGTTCGGCAGGCCGTTACCGAGGATGAAGGACTCATCTTTTTCAAAAATGAAAAAGTGGTACATCGGCATTTCGCCATCAGTCTTCAGAGTCGTCCAAGGGTCGACCATCGCTTTGATGACGGTATCGCCCATGATCCAGACGGTCGCTTTCACATCTTCATTCAGCTTGTCGTCCGGGATATCCAAGCCGGCGTCGGCCAGCTCCTGGCCATGCACGTAGCCTTCCCACACGATAGCCTCGAACTTGACGCGCTCGGACATGGCGGTGTTGATCTGCACGCCGAGGCCACGCAGCTCAGTCTCGTAAGCTTTGCGCATGTAATTGCCGGTCGGCGACTGCTTCAAAAACTTGTCGATCTGCGACGCGAAAAAGTCCGGCCGCTGCTTCAGCATGACCAACTGGTGCTTTGACATGATGACGCGCTGGAACTGGCCGTCCATCTGGTTGAGGTACTTCGCGCCCATGTCCGGGTAGTACTCCCAGATCGGCACGAACTCGAACCGAGGGCGATACGCGGTGTAGGTGATCGCCTGCATTCGGCCGTCCGCGCCACGCTTCCACTTGCGCTTCTCCTGCTCTTCGATGTACGGCCCCTTGAGAATGCCGGCACCGTACTGGATGCCCGACATCATGACCTCGCGGCACAGCGACACGTAGTCGAAGGTCTTCGCGCCGCCCAGCTCCTGCAGTTGATCGGTGACTTCACGCTCCAAGTTCTTGGCACGCACTTTGGCGAAATTGCGGATCGCCTGTTCGATCACTTCGTCGCTCGGTGGTGGGGGAGGCGGCGCGGCCGGCATGGATGGCGCGGAGAGGCTGGCGGCCGCTGGCGGCGGGGGCATCAGCGTATCCAAAACAGTTTGCAAGTCCTGCTCGCTCAGGTTCGGCACCGCCGATGCGTCAATCCCCCAGTTCTTGTCACTTGCTTGGAATAGCAGGTTCATGAGCCGGGAAAGCATTGACACACACTTCCAGCGGGTAAGCTTTGGGTAGGCCTGCGAGCGGTTGATGTCCATCCGCTGGATGATGTCTTGGTCGTATATACCAAGGAATTGTCGTGCGTTGCGCGTCCACTTCAGTTCGGCCAGACGGCGATCCCACTCATACTGCTTGAACCGGCCGGCGAGCATGGCCCCCAGCTTCTGAATGCCCTCGGGCTTGATGACCAGTGGGGCTTGCAGTGTGGTGGTCGTGTCAGGCTGCGTCGCTGACTGGATGGCGGTATTTCGTGCTGGCAGAGCTGTGGCCATGGCAAACTCCCTGTGATTATTCGCGCCAGTCTACACTATTTCATGTTGTAGTTGGTCGTCCGGCGCTGGGTAGAACGGGGCCGCTCTTCGCGCCGGCCGGCCTTTTCCTCGCCCTTGCGGAAGTACCGCAGCAGGTAAGTAAAGGCGTCGGCAATGTTACTGTGCAAGTTCTTGGCAGGTGTGTCGCCCTGCGTTTCGCCGGCTTTGGTCACGGTGTACTTGTAGCCGCCGCCCAATGCCCGGATCAGTTTTATGCAACTGGGATCGATCTGCAGGCTCTCGCCGGCCATGGTGCGCGTCATCATGTAGTGCTGGGCCGGTGCCAGCCTCGTTTCGATCTGGTTGTTGCTATCCTCGACAACCACAAAGTGCTTGCGGAGTACTTTCATGACCGAGCTGTCCACCGCCTGGGCACGGTTCACCGAGGACGGGTCCGGGATCAAGACCACCTCATAGCTGGGGTACTTGGTGCGCAGCAGGGGCTTCAGTCGCTCGGAGATCATGCGCTCGGTCGAGAATCCCTCCAGCACGATTTCGTCCAGTATCCGCGCCTGGCCATAGGCATTGTACTGGCCGAGGATGATGCCTGAGTGCATGCCGGGGTCGTAGCCGATGGCGATAGGCAGGCCGCGCAGCGCGGTGAGCGGCTTCTTGCTGACGTGCAGATCGCGGTCGAACATCGGGAATACCGGTTTGCCCGACAGGCTGAAGCCCCAGCACACCTCGATAAACTGCTTGATCCAGTGCTTCGTTTTACCCTTGGCCAAGTTGGTGTAGTACTCGCGCTTGCCTGGCAGATTGTCGGTGTTCTCGGCGTCGGCCGAAAAGCCTGACGGCTGCACGAAGTACTTCCAGTTCTCCGGTGGCAGCTCGCCCTCGGGCAGCGCGCCGTGATCTTCCAGCATCGCATACCACCAGTCGGACTCGTTGCCTGGGTTGCTCGCGCCCCACATGCCCCAGTTGGTGGCCCCGCCTTCGATCTCCGGTGGGTAGCGGCCGCAGCGCGCCGAGAGCGCATCGATAATCGGCCGAGGGAGCTGGATAAATTCATCGACAATGGCGAACGTCACTTCGAGCGACAGCACGCGGTCGATATCTTCTGGCGTATCAAGCGGCCGGAACATCACCTCGCACTCGACATCGCCGAAGCGCAAAATAAAATTTTTCGGGGTGGCGTGCCACTTGCCGGCCGTGCCGTCCTTGAACCAGTAGTTGAATGACTTGATCGTCGTGTCGGCGAGCTGCGATGCCGTTGAGCGGACCACCACGCAGCGACTGCGCCGGATGCCGTCAATGGGGGACCGCTCCTGCAGCCCCGCCATGTGGATCAGCTTCATGAAGATGCCCGTGGTCTTGCCACTACCCACTGGTCCGACGATCCAGTCAGTGAAGAGTTCACGCGGCTTGTAGTGCTGGATGAACTCGTTGACTGTCGGCGGCGGCGTATAGTGGATAGTGGTCACGGAAATTTCCTTTAGACTTCGATGCGGTTCAACAGTACATCAAAATCGCGTATCACCTGCTCCAGCCGGCAGCGCAAATACTGCACGCGGTCAGCCATCGGCACCTTCGGCGCGCACGGCTCACCATCTACGCCAGGCATCATCGGTTGCGGCACCGGCTCCAGTTCGTCGGCCGCGATGCCGGTGACGTTATAGAGCCGGTTGAGCAGAGCACGTTTTGCATTGATGATGTCGTCGATTGCCCCTTCCAGCATGTTCAGCTCCACGTCGACTTGACCGCCCGTGTTGGAAGTGGAAGCACCGTCGACAGCGCGCTTTTGTGCAAGATTACCTGTTACTTGAAGTTTGATATTGGTGTTCATGATTTAGCCTCTTTAGGGTCGGTTGAGTTGTCCGTCACCTTCACAGGCTTGCGGGGCGAAAAAACTACGCGTGATACTTGCCGTTGTGGTCGTAGTGCCCAGTCATGTTATGGACCTGTCGGCTAACCACATGCTTGGCACGCCGGAACTCACGGTCATCTAGGTACTTGACCCAACGGATACGTAACCAAAATTTGATTTGTTCCAGCATGTCATCCTCCCAGAATATTCCACTCCGGCCAGCCGTTTGCTTCACGATGATTGTCGAAGATCGCTTGCATGTCGTCGCGCAAGCCACCGAGCGAATCTGGCATCTCACGTATCACCGACTCGGTATTATGCAGCGTGCGGCGCATATCGCGCAGCGCTTCATAGTCTGCATCAGCCGCCTGCTTTTTGGCCCACACACTATCCAAGCTCTGCTCAAAAATGGTTTTCTTGGGCGGCAACTTGATCTCGATCTTCACCGGAATATCGGCCACTTCCTCCAGCTCGCCCAATATCGGGAACCACTTCACGCCCGTGTCGCCTTCCCACACGAAGTGCAGCTTCATCGCGCCTTCGATCACGCCCACCTCTTCAGGCGTGGCGTCCTTCAGGTGCACGGTATAGAACTTCAGGTGTGGGATGCCTGGGCCAGTCACATAGATTTTGTGCGGCCAGCCGTACTTGAAATCGGCCCACTCGACTGCAGTGCCTTCGGTTTTCAGCAGTACGGCCAGCGCGCTGGGAGCGACACTGCCGCAATAGGAACAGCGCTCATATCCCTCGCGCATTTGGTAAGTGTGTGGCGCGAACTGCGCCGCTTGCGGGTCTTTATCGTGTGCGATAGTCATGATGGATTTTCCGAGTAAGGGCGCTGTCACCGCCCAGGTGGTTATTCGTGGATGTTCGCGGCAGTCTTGGTGACGTGCAGCGCGTGCGCCAGGTTCAGCGCGGCCTGGGAGAACTGCATGGCCTCGTGGGAGGTGGCGCGAGGGTCGGTGGCCTTAGTTACCATGTGGGTGATCGCACCTTCGAGCATTACAGGGGTGTCGGCGGTAGTCATAGGGTTTTAACTCCTAAGTGGGTTGAACGACGGGGGTGAGATTGATCTGGATGTTGAAGCCCGTCCCGGCATTGACATCGGTTGCCTTGGCGTCGAGTCCGGCCCAGCGTACCGTACTCTTGATGAGGTCGGCCCGCACGGCGTCGCTGGTGCGCCCGTTCTGGACCATCTGATAAGCGGTGGTGAGGTAGCCCTCGGCCATGAGCCTGGCCTTGACCCGGAACGCCATGCCCTCGGTCTTGAGCATCTCCACGGCTTCCTGATATGCCTTCACAAACACCGGATGCTTGATGATCTCCCCAAACTCTTGCTTGGTAATGCCGTACATCTCGCAGACTTCACGCGGCTTGGCGATCTTGAGCGCAAGGTCCATGGCCAGGAGGGGCGGGAAGCCGAGATCGGCCGGATTACGGGCGAGGGCGTTCAGCAGCTCGCTGTCGCTGTCGGGGTCGTTCGGGTCGATTATGGTGTTCTTGCTCATGCTGGGATAGTATATCAAGGCAATCCGGCTTGCAACTAAGCCATTTTATGGAAAACTCTACAGGAGAATAGCATGGCCAAGCTCAATGCAGCAGAACGCAAGAAAATCGCTCCGTCGAAATTTGCCGGTCCCAACAAGTCCTACCCTGTCGAGGACAAAAGCCACGCTCGCAATGCCAAAGCCCGCGTATCCGAGGAAGCGAACAAGGGTAACGCTTCGCCGGCACTGAAAGCGAAGGTCGACGCGGCAGCGAACAAGGTGTTGGGTAAAGGCGCAGGCATGGTCAAGAAGCCAGGGAGCAAGTGATGAGCCGCGCCAAGCTGCTGGCACTGTGGTTCGTCTGCGCGCTGCTGGTGCCGGTCCTCATGGTGGCCATGTTCTTCCAAGCTCTCGCCGGTTCCGAGACTCGGGCCAAGAGCATGGCCATCGCGCAGGATGAATGTGGTAACGCTTTGTTCGGTGGTTCGGCCGGCGAGACGATCAGCCAGCGGACCGGGATCGCTTTGGTAGCCGGCAAGCGCTGGGCCAAGATCGTCGCTCCCTGCATCGACTTCTTTTTCGGGGCTGGGCACTGCTTGAAGAACGTCAACGACGCGCACTACTGAAATCCGTAATAGTTACACGGGGGTTTTGAGACCCCCAATTTTTTGCGCGCTAGAATAGTTGCAATTGCAAGTAATTAGATTTGGGCCTAATCCTCACAGAGCTTTGGGGGAGAATACCGCCCCCTACCCTCCTTTCGACCCCCTTGGGGGGGTGCCCTCGGCCCGGGAAAAAGAATTCTTTTGGCCCTCCAATACTGGACAAGTGGTTGTCAGCAACCACTTGTCCGGCTTGACTATACTTGCAATTGCAACTAAGATGAAGACTCACACAATCTGTGTGCTACTTGATAGGAGAATTAACATGAAAGCCACCACATTCAACGCGGTCGTTGCCCACGCCGCAAGCGCTTTGCCAGTCGTTAGCGCAAGCATCAACAAGCTGACAGACGATGAGCTGCTGGCAGCACTGCAGGACAACCCACAAGCCACTGTCGTCTCACCAGATGGCAAGCACGTGGTCAGCGCATGGCAGACCAGTCTGTATGACCTGCTGTTCGCCCAGGCTGACGAACTCAACACCGTGCAAACCACGCAGGCCGACAAGCTGGCCGCCTTCCTCAAAGCCCACTATGGCAAGACCGCGCCAACATTCAAGCAGTTCACGGCCGACCGCGCCGCACTCAAAACGCTGGCACAGTTTCGCGGGTTGGTAGATGACCAGTGGGTGCGCAAGCCTTACAACTTGGCCATCAAGGCCTTGTATGGTGCGCTCCCGGTCGCCATGACAACGGCCGCCATCGCTAAGCGTGCCGCACGCGCCGCCGCTCCTAAAACTGTTGCCGCACCAGTGGGCGCACCAGCAGGCGAAGTCGCACCACGCAACAGCTCTGTAAGCGAGCAGGTAGAACAGATGGTTGCCAAGTTCGGGGTCTTTGAGACCATGCAAGCCATTACAGCCATTCTCAAGGCTGATGCGAAGACCCACACAGACGCGATTGCGCTGGAAGCGATTGCCAAGCACTACAAGGCCGCCTAACGCTTGACAGGTGGTTGCTGACAACCAGTTGTCGTAAGCCCGAAAGCCCTGTCAAGCGATTGGCAGGGCTTTATTGTTTCTATGGCACTAGTAGGATGTGTAACTATGGTGCAATGCCATAAGTGTTTAGTTGCTTTTGAGAATTCTTGCACGACCCCCCGGAATAGTAACAGCCCCCCCATGAATAGTAACAATGTTAGTGCCCACTTACTTACAAGTGGTGCAAGAATTATCGGCCGCAAACCCATTGCCTAAGCCAAACAGGTGTGCTCTGTTACACAAAGTTCAAAAACAACACTTTTAGGTGGTGCAAGTATTTTGGGTATAGTTGCAAGGGCAAACGGGCTGCAAACGGCTTGGGATAGCCATATATTCATTCTTTAAAGAGTTTGTATTGTATGGCTGTGCTCGGATAAATCTCACTTTCGCGGTTTCCAGATGATACGACAATAGATTTTCAATAACTCTAGTATGTAGGCAGTTGCCCGCAAATCCTCTCACCACTCGACTTTCTTCCGGCCCAGAATAGTTGCATTACCTACATACTAGAGTTATTGAAACTGTATAGGTATCTATGTCGGAAACAACGCTTTTTCTGCTTTATTGCTTTTTCTCCTATGAGACCTAGCCACCACCTGCGAGAGCCAACTGTTTTTTGTGGGGCGTAGGGCTACTGGTGCAACTATTAGCATTGTTACTATTCAGGGGTGGCCTGTAACTATTATTGATGCCATATGCGCAACTCAGTTATCACTCTGCCTATGAGTAGCTATTATTCGATCTAAAACTAGCCTTTCCATGGCAAATGATGTAGGATGCCCCTAGGATGTTGGAGGATGTGAAAATGACCTGAATACTTACACTGGAATGGAACTATTATGAGCAAAATAAACAACCTACAAGGCCAACGATTTTCTAGGATGTTGGCCGTGGCGCGAGCAGATAACGATTCTGTCGGGCGGGTGCAGTGGCATTGTTTGTGCGACTGCGGCAAAGTGGCAATCGTTCGTGGAGATAACCTGACAAGCGGCCGTACTACAAGCTGCGGCTGCGGCAAGGGTCCGAAAGCACCTGAAGACAGGCCAGCAGTTATCCCGCAGTACCGCGTGACCATCTACAAGGGCGAGGATGTTTGGGCTAACCACGCATCGCACAGCTACTGCTTTGCCCACGTTCGCACGGCGCTAGGCGAACCGGTCCTGACAACTACTTTAGTGCTGCGTCGCCGGTCGTATCCCAAGATACACCCAGGTATCGTCCGTGCCATGACCCAGATGCAGCAGGAGGGCATCATCCCCGAGCAGCGCGACTTATCCATCAACGCATGGATGAGGGCTTGCGGCGTGGTGGCCAATGAGATGGGCCAAGTCGATGACCATGAGGTCAAAGTGCAGTACTGGCAGATTACAGGGCGCGGGGTCGACCCGGAGATAGCGAGGGCCAAGCGCGCCGCGCAGCACGAAGTAAAGTATCTGCCAGACCCACGCACGCCGGAGCAGATAGCCGCCGATCAGGCGCTAGTCGAAAAGCTGATAAAGGATTGGGGATTAGGCGGCGAGGACTAGATCGAATTCGTTGATAGGGGGAAACTGGAGTCCTGGGTGCAGAACACGGGCACCAGCTACCGCTCTCTAACAATTCGACAACGATCTGCGACACTTGGTTGTCCACAACCACTTGTCCAGATCGGCGAGGATGCAGCACAGGCCGCTTGTATGTCGGCTTGAGTGACAACCATCCTTGCGGTGCGGCGAACGCACCTCACATACACCATGCCGTGGCCGCTGCCGCCTGATCCCGGGCAACGCCTAACCCAGCTCGCGGGGCTTACCCGCTCAAATCGACTAGGCACGTTGATCGCCCGCGTGATCGGGCAGTAGTCATGACATGGTTGAAGTTCCTTTTTCAAGCGTCTTATATTAGAGGGCGTTTGAATCCGAAACTTCTAAAGGAGAAACAGATGTACACATTCCGAGTGCGATACCCGACCGGGGAGTACCACGATGTCGAGGCCGACGATGTGGTCTTGGCGCTTAACCAGTTCAATCTGGCCCAGCGCAGGAATATCACCCGCGTCACTCGTCTAGGCGTAGTGGAGCGGCCGCAGTCCTACCGCGCCACGTTCTGCAATACACCGGACGCAGTGTTTGAAGCGACCAACTTCAGCGCGGCGTCTAAATACGTGGTGGAATCCTACCGTGATCGGCAATGCACCGGCCTGGCACTGGAACCTGCACAGCCAGCGCCGAGCGGCTGGGCCAGCGTCGATACATCGTCCGACGATACGACTGTCGTGCAGCCTATCTTCCGCTTCCGCTCGGGCAACGGGATACTCCGGCACTACAAGGCTGACACCGTGGGCGACGCGGCCCAGCGCATGCTGAAGGATCACCCCGGTGTACACGTGGAAGGGGTCGACGCTAACCTGCGTGACGGCAAGGGCTGGCGCGTTCTCACCCCACACATGGGAAGCTGGGTGCTGCCAGCCCAGACCAGCGCCGAGCAGTTGCAGAAGTTCGGCGAAGCTGTTCAGACCGGCGACGCGGTGGCGTGCGATCAGTGCGCCGAGCCAGTGAAAACCGAATGCTGTGTCGCTGTCGTCAAGTCATTGCTGGGCGTGGAACTGTACGGACCTTTTAACAGTATGGACGAAGCCCGCGCTTTCATTGATAAGCTGCCGATGCAGGCAGAAGCACACTACGTCAACACGCCGCCGACCGGCGACTAGACATCTGGTCGGTAGCAACCAACTGTCCAACACATACGCGGTGCTAGAATAGGCCGCGTATCTTTTAAGGAGAACTAACGTGAGTCGCAAACACTTCAAGCTGGTCGCCGAAGCCATAGCAGGCATCCGCGATCTGGAAGAACGTAAGCGCATGGCGCAACTGATGGCCGGTGTCTGCCGCCAATGCAATGAACGCTTCATGGATGCATGCGGGGTGGCATCGTGAGCCGCGTCGAGATTACCATCATAGCCGTGGCGCTGATGATAAGCGCCGTGACTATCGGTGTCATTGGTGGCATTGGCTATATAGTGGACTCGTATAGCTGCCGCGCCAAGACCCAAGACATTGGGCTTGCGTATCGCTATCAGTATATCGGCGGTTGCCAGATCGAAGTCAAGCGTGGCATCTGGATTCCATTGGCCAACTATCGAGTGGTGCCATGAACTGGCTCGTGAAGTACTATTGGGCGGTCATTATTATTTGCCTCATCATCGTCGGCTGGCCGGAATGACAGACCTCACCTTCCACGCACCCATACTCACGCCATTGTGGATCGCGGAGGTGACGGATGAGGACGGCGCAAGGGTCTTGGTGCTCAACTGCCAGGACGACATGGTGTTCGAATTACCCGGAGGGATTACTCCGCAGACGCAAATGTGGGCGCGGCATATCGTCACGCTCTTCAACGAAGACTTCACTGGAAGGAAGATGCAATGACCAATCAATCCAACAAACCCCTGTCGCGTAACGACAAGTTGCTGGCCAAGGCAGCCGAGCTGGACGCCGAGGCTGACTCGCTCAACGCCAAGGCCAAGCGGCAGCAGGATCAGGCGTGCAAGTTGCGTGTCGAGGCCAACAAGATCAGGGACAACTTGAAGGGAGACACCTAGCATGCACCCGACTGCCGCAACGCTTGCCTTGTGCGGGTTCAAGCCCTACCTCAATTACACTGACTGCCGGTATCGCATCAAGCGTGGGCAGAAGAATGGTGAACCCATGCTTACGTTCTCCAATCTACACGGCTGGCACACCACGCACGGCGCATCGCTGAAGGAATACTCGGAGATAGAGTGGGGAGTCATTGCACCGATCATGGGTGAGATATCCCAGAACGATCTTGACTGGCTGTTGAATCAATAGACACTTGGTTGCTACCGACCACATGTCTTTCACTTGTTAGGAGAAGAACCATGTTCACATATGCAGACTTCACATCGCAGCGCTGCACGGCCGCTCAGTATATCGGGCAGTTCGTCGACGACAACGTGCGCCGCTGCGTCACCAAATACATCTCCATCAAGAAGCTGATGGAGACACCATCGTGCGACGACATCGATGAGCTGGTGTGGGTAGCGATTGCCACCTGCGTCACGCCATTCGTCGCCGCGCCTATTATCCAGTCCGGCTACCCGCATTGCGACGGCGAGCTGGTGGTGCAGATAGCCCAGTGTGCCGCGTCCCAGATGCGCAAGGCAGCGCTGCACTTCAGTGGCGACAGCGACGACGCCCGCCTCCAGATACAGGCGTTCAAGATCATGAAGGAATGCCTTGCTCGGGTGATGCGGTGAGCAGGTGGGAAGAGATTGTCATGATGTGCACGCTGCTAGGCATCAAGCCCTACCTGCACACCATGGCCACTTACGATAGGCTTCGTCTCAAGCGTGGGCTGCACGACTGCGAGAAAGTTCTCACGTGTATAGGTGGCATCTGGGGTACGGCCAGCAGCATGCCTCTTCACAATTACGTCCCCATCAGTTGGGGGGAGGCGTGCGTGACGGACCTGCTGCAGTTGGGTGAAGCCGACATTGAATACATGAGGGAGGGATAGCCATGATCCGCAGCGAAGAGATGTGGCTCACACTGCGGCTGATGGGCCTGCGCATCTACACGTCACAGGTCAGTTGCCCCACCGTTCAGAGCCTGCGTATCATGCGAGGCCAACGTGGGTACGAACGCATGCTGCGCTTTGAGGGTGACAAGTGGGTCGTGCGGCGTTCTATCGAGCTGAGTAATTACAAGGAGGTCGGGCGTCTCGCCATTACAAGAGAGCCGCTGATGATGCTCACCTATGAATTGCTTGACGTATTCAAGGAGGGATAGCATGCACCCTATCGCACTGATCCTTTCGTTGAAGGGATACAGGCTGTATCGGTTCGAGCCAGGTGTAGGTATGAATACCGGTATCGACAAGTTGTTGCGCATCAAGCAGCAGACACGGCCAGGTGAAGACATGCTGTCATACCATAATCTACAGTGGATGCGTGTAGATAAACTTTCGTTTGAGCTGGAGCACTACAGCGAGCTGCCGTGGGCCTCAATCGACCAGTCCATCCTTGATTCAATCACGGATGAAATGATAAACGCACTACCCTGACATCTGGTTGCGGGCAACCAAGTGTCTCAACTTGCTAGGAGAACGTCATGGAACTGAACACCATCAATATCATCAACAAGACCGGCGACGAGCCAGAGCCGAACATGATGCAAGATGTACTCGCCCATTGCCAGGGTCATCTGGTCGGCGGCTACAAGATCGACATCAATGTCAACCAACGCACGCCTGTCGACGCGCCGCCCCAAGATCGCCCGGGCTGGCTGCAGTTCGAGATCGTTGTGTACTTCAACAAGCTGTCGCCTTTGCGCATCACTGCGATGCAGCGGCATCTTGGCGCATCCACTGAATTCCATCCTGATCGTGAGTACGCCTAACAAGAGCGATCAGCAAGAGATCGCGGACTATGTGAACGAGTATCTTGCGAACGACTCGCTCACTTACCAAGCCGATGCCCACGCGGAAGAGTGCCAACGCTGGGCTAAGGCGCTCGCCCCGCGCTGTACACCGCGTCCTGTCTTGAGGCCCAGTCGCCGGCCGCTGGTAATCAAGACCGTAGTTGCGGCGTGCGTGGTGGCCGTATTATGGGTGACGCTGCATTTTTTGTGATGATAGATTTGAACAAGGGAGGCAATCATGCCGCAAACACGTGAGATACAAGTGTACGATTACGACGAACTATCGACCACGGCCAAGGCTCGTGCGCTCGACTGGTTCAGGGATCGCTATCTCGATGATGACTGGTCCGATGTCATGTTGGACGACGCCACCATGGTACTATCGCACCTCGGTCTTGAGCCGGTCAGCGGTCGCGGTAAGCTGGGCTTTCAGTTCGCGCTCGGCGAGGCGCTGGTGTTCGATGCTAACTGGGTGGCGCATCAAGTCACGATACCCGGCTTAGTAGGGTATATACCTGAAGCCAGCAACAAGCGCGAGGACGATGTGGTGGACATCTCTGCGGTGTGCGTTGAGCTGTCGGCCATCGCGCTCAAGTTCCCAGAGGGTACAGGGCAGATACGGATCAGCGGGCGTAGCATCATGTCGAAACACATGACGTTTGAATTTGAAACCAACATCGTGGCAGGCGATACGCTGGAGCACGACGCGGCCGAGCAGCGCATGTCGGAGTTGTGGCAAGACGTGTGCATCTGGGTGCACAAGAAGCTGGAAAGGGAATACGAGTACGTGACGTCCGAGTCCGAGCTGGAGGGCGGTATCCGTCACCTTGGTATCGAGTGGCACAAGGATGGCAAGATGTTCGCCATACCACCACACGCTTGATCGATTCTTTAAACCGTTTTAAAGTAGTGACCGCTGCCACTCATTGCAGCTAACTCGATAGGAGAAAATCGTGAGCAATTACATCAATAGCAACCTGCTGTATCGTCTGTCCATCTCGACATGGACGGCACGCAAGAAAGACAAAGATCAGTCGGCCAAGGTGAACACCGAAGCCGGTGCCAGCGAAGGCGCAGCCAATGTCTACAAGCAACTGCTGCCCGACTCCAAGGAACTGGACGACGTGCAGAAGTGCGCAACCTCCATCCGCACCTGGGTGTACCATAATACTTCGCCGTGGGATGATGGCGGCTGGCGTATCGGCCAGTGCTCACGTCACATGGACTTCATGCGTGAGGCTGGCGACAAGATGCGTGAGTACGATGAGCTGGTCGACAAGCTGGTCAACGTCTACGCTCAGGCTGTGCAGAATGCCAAGTTCACGCTGGCCGACATGTACAATGAAGACGACTACCCCGGCGTCAACGAAGTACGTGCCAAATACGCGATCAATGTCGACGTGAAGTCGCTGCCGAACGTGGAAGACTTCCGTGTGGTCGACGGTATCCCGCAAGAAGAGGTCGACCGCTTGCTCGCTTCGGCCAAGGCAGATGTCGATGAGCGCGTCAGCGCCGCCATGGAGTCGGCATACTCACGCCTGTTCGACGTGGTATCCAAGATGGCATCGACGTTGACTGCATACGGCGAGAAAGATATCAAGAAGTTCAACGATACCTTAACCGGCAACATCTCGGCGCTGATCGCAGTGATGCCGGGGCTGAACATCACCAACGATCCGAAGTTGGCCGCGCTCGCCGATGAAGCTAAGCGCTTGCTCGACTACGACCTCGGCGATCTGCGCAAGGATGAAGGCGCACGCAAGTGCGCTATCGAAGACGCGACCAAGCTGGTCAAGAAGTTCGGTCGCGGACATGAGGTTGTCGAACAACCAGTTGTCCTCGCCACCACGTCGCAAGCCGTGGCGTCGCTGAACAAACTGTCGGCCGCGATGAAGCGCCATGGCGAGAGTGCGCCTAAGTCGCCGGTCTTGACTGACGACGATGCTGACCTGTTGTCGTCCATGTCGGGAGATGACTGATGGATGCCCCGCGTCCAGCACAGGGGCATCCGGGGGAAAGGTTCATCGCCCGCATCTGGTTTTTGGAGCTGTCGGTGGCGATAGCCCAGCTTCACCCGAACAAGTGCGGCGAGGCAGGGAAGGTCGCGCTGACGCAGAGTAGCCTGTTCATGCCGCGCTCTCGGCACTGACTTAGTTTCAAGACCGTAGTTCAAACTTTCGCACCACCACTCGATAGGAGATTTTCAATCATGGCAACACGTCTCAACGATTTACCACAGGTTCTGATCCGCAACTACTTCGCTGGCATCTCGACCTTCATCCACGGCAAGCCTGCGCTGGGTAAGACCGATACCATCATGGCGTTCGGAGAGAAGATGAAGGCCAAGCTGGGCGAGCGCGGCGAGGACTTCCGGGTGTGGCTGTTCTACGCACCTACCATGTCGCCGATGGACATCCAAGCGTCGGCCCCGAACTACGAGACCGGCAAGCTGGACCTGTACAACAACGTGGCTCTGCCGAACGCTTACGATGAGACCGATGAGGTCAAGTTCAAGGGCGTGATCTTTTTCGGCGAGATGACCAACGCCGATCCGTCGACCATCAAGCTGTTGCAGAAGTACGTGAACCGTGAAGACATGAACGGCAAGCTGAAGCTGCCTGACGGCGTGCAGGTAATCGTGGACGGCAACCGGATCGAAGACAAGTCCGGCGTGCAGCAGCAGGGCCGTGCGTTCATGTCGCGCTTCGAGCATATCGAGGTCTACAGCGAAGCGCAGGACAACATCAACTTCGCGGCGCGCAACGAGTGGCACCCTAACGTCCAGACGTATTTCAAGGACCATCCGGGCGACATCGACAACTACGACGAAGTGTTCCAGACTTCCGGCTCGGTCAACAAGGTCTCCGGTAAAGCCAACAGCGGCTTGATGGCCGAGGAAGGCCGCAAGGGTATCTGGGCATCCATGCGTAGCTGGAAGCGCATCAGCGACAAGGAAAAGGTGGCTGACCAACTGAAGTCGCCGATGACCCTGGGCGAGATGACCGGCAATCTGGGCAGCGGCGTCGGTGCATCGTACATGGCGCATCGCGACTTGATCGGCCGGCTTGCGTCGTTCGATGAAGTCATGGCCAACGCGGAACATATCGACCTGCCTACCAAGATCGATGAACAGTACATCTTATCGCTGCTGGTGGCCATGCGTTGCAAGCCGGAGCAGATGGATACCGTGAAGGCGTTCGGTGTTCGCATGCCGATGGAAATGCAGGCAGTCATGCTGCGCAATCTGGCATGCCGTAAGGGCTTCAACCTGCACCACTCGGCAGCCTACAAGGACTGGATATCCAATCCGGAAATCGTGCAGCTTATCAACGGCCGCTAATCAAACTCGGACATCTGGTTGCACCCGACCAGTTGTCCAACTGGAGAACACCATGCAAGTAACGAATTGGTTTATCGCGGACCCCGATCATAAGGGGTGGTATCAAGTCCGTAACGATATAGTTAAGGCGCAGCTATACCGTTACTGGGCCGGAGATGGTACCTGGAGTAACGCGCTAACCGAAAAAGATTTCAAGTCGCTGTCGCCGTCCACTGAAATCATCACGTGCTATCTCAACTACAGAGTCGAGTGGCGTGGGGTACCCGATGCGCCGCGCCACACGTATGCCTTTGATGTAGACATCACGGGCTCGTTTGAGATTGAAGCGCGTGACATTGACGAAGCGAAAGCAATGATCCAAGGATGGCTCACGAACGTTGAAGGTTTCAATACCGGCAAAGGTTTTGAAGTAAGCCTGTACGGCGATACTGATATGGCAGTCCTTGAATCGGTCGACGGTATCAGGCAGTAGCCATGCACTCGAACGCCGCGTTCCTCGCGCTCAACGGGTGCATACTTGCTGTGCCCAAGGGAGCGCCGAGGAACTACAGGATATTTTCTCGGCGTGAGACGCGCAACCCGATGATGCTGAGATACGAGGATAACAGCCGCTGGGTTGCGTCACCACTATCTATCAAACAGGGAGAATATAATCGCCTCATTAACGGTGAGGTGTACGTCACGCAAGATTGGGATTACATCCCCGACGATGTGATGGATCGCATGAGCGATAAAGCTATTGAAGAATTTCTCGGCATACCCCGAGGCTGGATATAACTTGCTAGGAGAAAGAGATGAGTAGGAATCAAAACGTAACGACCGCAGCCGCAGTGCGCATGACCATGATGCACCCATTCTGGACGGAGCTGTTCTACTCCATGAATATCGTGGAGGTGCATCCCGACGACCCGCTGGCCAAGCGCTTCAAGACACAGGGGACGGATGGCCGCACGATCTGGGTGAACGTCGAGTTCTTCAAGAGCATCCCACTGGAGCAGCAGGTCTCCGAGCTGGTGCACGAGATATGCCACAAGGCGTTCCTGCACACCACGCGGCGCGGCATGCGCAACCCGAGCCTGTGGAATACTGCGTGCGACTACGTGGTCAACGCCATGATGGCCCAGAACAACTTCGTCATGGACGCTACCTGGCTGCTGGACATGCAGTATCTCGGCTGGTCTGCTGAAAAGGTCTACTCGCATCTGGAGAAGCAGCAGCGCGAGGGGCAAGGTAGCCCCGGCACATCCGACAGCCGGATGGACATCGAAGAGTTCAAAGGCTCGCCTGAAGAGAAAGAAGTGGCCGAGACGCAGATCAAAATGCTGGTCGACAAAGCCCTCGCCACGGCCAAGCACTTCGGCAACGTGCCTGTTGGCATGGAGCAGGCCACGCTCGACATCTACGAGGCTCCACGTGAACCATGGTACAACGCGTTGCACAGATATATGCAGTCGCTGACCGTGGCCAATTACAACTGGGCCAAGCTGAATAAGCGCACGCTGCGCACGCACGGCCTGTTTGCCCCGCTCAATACCAGCGAGGCGCTGGGTGTGGTGGCGCTGTTCATCGACACGTCCGGCTCATGCTTCCAGCGGGCGCAGCAGGCCAACTTCGCCGGCCACCTGAACGCGATCCTCGCCGAGTGCAAGCCGCTGCGGGTGCACGTGTATTACTTCGACACGGCCGTCTACACTGGGCCGGTCGTGGAGGCGGGTGAGATTGACATTGCGCTCACACCACGGGGGGCAGGCGGCACGAACTTCATCCCGATCTTTCAGGCGCTGGAGGACGACGATGTGCTGCCGGAGGTGTGCATCATCCTCACCGATCTGGAGGGTAGCTTCCCATCGCAGGGGCCGGACTATCCTGTGGTGTGGGCGTCGATCTATGAAGGTGAGAACTATGTGGCACCGTTCGGCGAAACCATTTACGTGGAGTAGCCATGGCCACGATCAAACGCAGCAAGCGTGAAGCGCTGGCCAGGAAGCGCAGGGTCAAGGCTGACCAGCAGATCACCACCATGACGTTGAACGGCTGGCAGCCGGTACGCACCAGCGCTGAACCCGGGTGTGCGGATGAGGTAGGCATCTACCACCGAGAGCATGGCATTATCGCCCGGACTCGGGGCGGTAGCGTGATCCGGTATCGGCACCGTAACCCGCCGCGCCACCATGTCACGATCTGGGCCGAGCTGAATGTCTATCGCATCTTCTGGCTGTTCGGCAGGCTGGAAAAGGAGAAGCTACTATGACCCGCGAAGACTGCATCACCCTGCTGAAGCTGCGCGGCTGGGAGCCGCACACTGGCTTGACCATCGTGTCGCAGATACACGGCAGGATGATCTTCGTCGGCTACTCCGGCATGAACTGCCCGACTATCGAGCGGCGATCTGACAAGACGCGCAGCATCGGCTATGACTGGGACGACTTAACCATCAGCATGCTCAACGATTTTGTTGAAGCTACTGGCAACCTTTAGGAGGCATCATGTTTGCCGAAATACTCCACAAAATTTATGATGAGCTGAAGAAAATCTCAGACCGCACGACGCGTCTGGAGACACGCTTCGTCCAGCTCGGCGATCACGTAGGTGCGAACCTACGTATCAAACAGTGCGTCACGGTATCGGTCTCATCTATCGGCGTCGCTGTCGAGATTGACGCGCTCGACATGTCGCTCTCGCGTATCGTCGCCGAGCTGCATCGGCAGTGCGACGCCGAGCGCCTGCGCAATACAGCCAAGGTGCCGGTCTGGTTCGACGGCAAGTGCGTGGCCACGTTGAACATGGGTGCCGTATGACTCGCGGCGACTGGTATGCCAAGAAATACGGCGGTGGCTGGCGCACCGTGCGCAAGGTGCTGGGTATGAAGTGCGGCCGCTTCGGCTGCTTCCATGTCACGGTGCCAGGCGATCAGCACTTCGATACGCGGCAAGTAACGGAATGGCCGAAGACGTTGTGCATCTGCGCCAAGTGCGCCAACGAAGAACTCAAGGAGCCGCCACCATGACACGCGATGAAATGCAGGCCCACCTGATCGTGCACGGGTGGCGGCCTGCGGGATACCTGAGCATCATGCATGATCTGCACACACGCCTGTATATCAACGAGCAAGGCGTTGCCGACATTTACCCGACCAGCGTGGATACAAGCTGGAAGAGATGGAGCGATGTGCCAGAAGATCACTTGATTGCATTCTGCACGGCGCTTGAATATGGGATGCACCTCTTGTTAGTTGACCCGCAAAAGATGCTGTCGCTTCGCATCGCTGCGATGGCGAAAACATCACGGCTGGCATTGGAGTCTATCCGGTATGAAATGCTAGACGCGCATTGGGCTTCTAAAATAGGTGTGCACGACGAACTGAGGTCAGCTCCGCTGGCGAAGTTCTACATGGATGAATGCACCGACTTCAAGGTGTACCCGGACCCACGCCCTGTCAGACCACTTCGCCATGCAGGAAAGATAGACCACACGAATAAGTTCGGGACGCCTGAAACCTCGATAGCCAAGAAGGTTTCTGGCTTGTGGGGCAAGTTGGCGGCGAGGTTGAAATGAACATCGACCAGCTTGTCACTACGCTGATGTTGATGGGGTACAGGGTCGGGGAAGACATGGATATCGGCGGCAATGTCGTAGGCTCGCTGCGCAGCATCGTGCACATCCCTACCGGTGATACGTACAGGGAAATGGGAGTTACAACCCGCTGGTATTTAAGCGTCGTTAAATCAGCCCGCTATAAGGAAGGAGGGTGGGAAGCTTTTAGTACATCCGAACTTGAGACTTTCTATAACTACGTTAAGATCGGACCGCCGTGATGAACCGTGACGAACTTATCATCACGCTCAAGCTAATGGGCTACCGCAGAGGGCCGGATATTAATGGATCAAGTTCGTTTTTCACCTGCATTACGCATGCACCTAGTGGCACCATATATAGGCTGTCTTTCTTAAAAGATGACACGTGGTACAAGAGTCAACGGCCACCCCAAGGTTTGGACGATAAGCTGGAAGAGATGGATGCGCGGCACCTAGAAAGCTTCTACGCATTTATAACGCAAGACCGTAGTTGAATTAGTTGCATTTGCAAGTTATACTGAAGTTCCATCACAGGAGATTAAAAATGTCTGAACACAAGCAACGCGAAGCAGCCGCCCAAGCTGCTGGCACACCAACAGCAGTCAAGCCCGTCGACACCAAGAAGATTCTCGACGCACTGCCAGGACTGATCGGCGGCATCGACGGAGCCATCCGTGACATCGCCCAGACCAAAACGCCTGTCGGCTTTGTCCTCATCATCGTGGCTAATGGCCAAGCCATGTACTGCACGAACGGCGATCCTGAGATGGCCAAGAACTGCATCAAGGAATTGGCCAAGGTGATCGACACGGCAGAGACCAAGCCGGCGTTCGACACCGCACCTGCGGCCGAAGGCGAAGCCGCCCCGGAAACTCCAGCGGAGTAGACCGTGAAGACAGTGGGCGTCCGGTGCAGCAGGGATAAATGCCGGAAGCGTCGCTGTCTTCCGGTCGACTGGAAAGACTATGAGTTCTCCACCACGCCGTACACATGCATCTGCGGCAGCACCAAGTTCGTGGAAGACGCATGGAGAAAGACACGGGGCACGGCGCAGCGATGCGACTGTCTCAACTACAATTTCCCGCACCGCAAGCATAGCCAGAAGTGCAGGCATCACCCGCTCGCCGAGTGGCACATCGCACGTGACAGGTACGGCGTGCAGGGCGAAGAGTTGCATGATATCTGGCTTGAGTGTACGTGGGCAGCCGAGGGAGGGCAATGTAATGAGGCAGTCCCTTTTTGACGACGGCTTTCATGTTGGCCCTTTATTCATAGTCACCACGCGTAAGCCCAAGGTGGTGCGACCGTCAGGTGGCAAGGAAGTGTGGGCCAAATACAAGCGGGCCACTCCACCGTGGGCTGATAGAAACGCGATACGCAAGGCGTGGGAACTATCAGCACTGGCCACGGCGATGAGTGGCATACAGCACAGCGTCGACCACATCGTGCCGCTGGTGAACCCGATAGTGTGTGGCCTGCACGTGGAGTGGAACCTTCGGGTGATCCCACTGGAGGACAACGTAAAGAAAGGAAATGCGACATGGCCGGATATGCCGATGCAACAGCTAGAGCTGTTATAGAAGAGCGCGAGCGCACGGCGCTTATCATCCTGCGCGGCGGCGTGCTGATCCATGACTGGATCAATCGCAACAGGGCGTTCCGTGCGGCCCACATGCGCGAGTCACTTGGCTTTGCTGCTATCGAAAAAATTGCGATGACCGCCGATACATACGACACCACTGACGAATTCATTTGCCAGGTAGGTGTGTTCAATCAGGAGATGCAACATGCCGCTGCCAAACTACGGAGCGAAGCCGACCACGGCTTCATGCTCGCTATCCAGCGAGCCTACCCCGGAATTGTCGTCTTCAAGCCAGTGGCCGAGTGGAAGAATGGAGTCGAGATTAATGGGTTCTTCTATCATGGAGGGGACTGCGGGGATGCCCGACGCCCAGTTGCGCGCACATCTATTGATACACGGACAACCGCTCTTGTTGAAGTGGAGGATTATCGACTCACTGCACTCCGAATGCGTGAACAGCAAGATCGGGTGCGGACTGTACTCCGCAAGTTTGAGAGACAGATCGTTGACGAAGCCGCAGCGCGTGCATCTCGCACAATTACTAAGAGACCACAATCGGAAGATTACCTTTATGACCCGCGAATGGGAAAGGATAGTCTCGGATTCTGGTAATAGCTGCGAGTGGTTTAACTGGGGCTCGCGCTTGAGCAATGGCCACGAGTATCATTTCACTATGGTAGTGTACGGCGAAGACACTGTAATCGTTGAGGGGTAGATAATGCCAGCACTTGAACCCTACGTCTCCGTCCGCTTCTGGGGCATCGTCTGCCAGAAGCCCACGAAGAAACCGAAGTATCAGTTCCCAATGCCCGACAAATTATTCCGGGGCTGGGTCAATCCAAAGACAGGCATCACGCCGCATCACTTAGGACTTTGAAAATGAAACTCTATTGCATACGCCGAGCCGAGATTGATGTGGGCTACGATGAAACAGCAGCGATAGTGGTGGCTGCCATGTCACCTAAAGCGGCATGGAGGTTTTTCCCGACCTATAACGACCAGTTTCCGCAGACGATCACGTTGATCGGTACAGCTCACAAGTCGCTTAAGGCTGGGATCGTCCTGACTGACTTCCGTGCTGGCTAATCCATGGACCTCTACACGATAGACTACGAGACGTTCTATGGCGACGGCTACACGTTGTCAGGGAAAGAGATGACGACCGAGGCGTATGTGCGTGACATCCGTTTCGAGACGATCCTGCTGTCTATCAAGCGCAACGCCGAGCCAGCGTACTGGGTGCCGCGTGACAAGGTGGCCGCAGCCTTGCACAAGATCGAACTGCACAAGCATGCGGTGTGCATGCACCACGCGCACTTCGATGGCTTCATCAGCAACTTCCATTACGATGTCCGGCCGCGTCTCTTCATCGACACCTTGGGCATGGCGCGTGCGGTGCACGGTGCCACCGGCAAGGGGCATCTGAGTCTCAAGTCGCTGTCCGAGTTCCATGGCCTGCGCCCCAAGGGTGAGGAAGTTCTGAAGGCGCGCAACAAACGCTTCTGTCACTTCACACCACGAGAGCTTGCGGAGTACGGCAGTTACTCCTGTCTCGACAGTGACATCACCTATGACTTAGCGCAGATACTGCTGCCTAACTTCGACAGGTCCGAGCTGGAGATACACGACCGTATCATCCGCATGTTCACTGAGCCGGTGTTGGAACTCGACATCGACCTAATGAAAGAGTACGTCAAGACCATCGGTGCTGAGAAGGCGTCGCTGATGCTGCAGGCCGGGGTGCAGCGCGCTGACCTGATGAGTAACGATAAGTTCGCCGAGCAGTTGCGCATGCTGGGCGTCGACCCTCCAATGAAGATCAGCCCCGCATGGCTGAAGAAGACCATGGAAGAGCAGATCGCTTCACCTCACAAGCGTGACGTGTATGCCTTTGCCAAATCCGATGCGCCGATGCAGGCGCTGCAGGAGCATCCCGATGAGCGCGTTCAGATACTGATCGAAGCGCGGCTCAAGAACAAGTCGACCATCGCTGAGAAGAGCGGCTTGCGGATGATTGCCATGGCAGAGCGCGGGGCGGCCTGCATGTACTTCAAGTACTCAGGTGCATCGAATACGCACCGGCTGTCCGGTGCCGACTCGATCAACTGGCAGGCACTAAAGCGGATCGACCGCTCGGTCAAGGAGGCGCTATGGATACGCGATGCGGTCATGGCCCCCAAGGATCACGCCGTGGTGGTGGGTGACTCATCCAATATCGAAGCGCGGATGCTTGACTGGCTGGCTGGCCAGGAAGACATGGTGAACGTCTACCGCAAGTCCGACAAGATCATCGGCTATACCCCGGAGGGCAAGCCGATCCCAGGTGGCCCCGACATGTACTGCGTCATGGGCGAGCGCTTGTACTTGCGGCCGATCAACAAGAAGGATGACCCGGAAGAGCGCCAGTTCGCCAAGGTCATGAAGCTGGGGCTAGGCTTCGGCATGGGGGCAGCAAAGTTCATCCATACAGTACGTGCTCAGGCCAAGGAGAACGGGCAACCCAAGATCATCAGTGCCGCTACCTCACAACAAGTTGTGGATGTGTACCGGAAGGCCCATCCACAGGTGCAAGTGTTGTGGAAGCGTGGCGAGAGTATCCTGAAGGTCATTGCGAACGGCGTAGAGGGGGTAGCGCTCGACCAGCACGGTGTGGTGAAGACTTGCAAGGATGGACTCATCATGCCGAACGGGCTTAAAATCCTGTACCCGGACCTGCAGTATAAGAAAGATGCCAACAATGGCTGGAAGGGCGCGTGGACTTATTGGAATGGCAAAGCCCGTGAGCATATCTATGGCCCGAAAGTAATAGAGAACGTGGTCCAGTGCCTGGCCCGGATCGTGGTGTTTGAACAGTGCCTGCGCACTGCCAAGATCGTGAAGGGTATTGCCCGCTGGGTAATGTCGGTGCATGATGAGGGCGTTTTTGTAGCGCACGAATTTGAGGCACCGTGGGTTATGCAGGTCTTGATGGAACAAATGCGCATCCCACTGTGGTGGTGCGAGACATTGCCGCTCAATAGCGAAGGCGGCTTTAACCGGAGATACGGACATGCTAAGAGCTAACATCGAAGCGCAACAGTTGGCCAGCGAAGGCGAGCGCTTGTACAGTGAAGTGGTGCAGGATGTGCGCGCCGGTCGCACCGTGCTCACCCAAGAACAAATGCAGGTGTTGAATAACCTGCGCAACCAGATTGCCGAGTGTAAGAAGCTCGGCATTGTTTGACCTAGTGTAGTTCCTTTTTAATCTCAGGAGATTCAAATGAGTGACGATCTGCAATCCCAAGTCGACGCCGATGCAGCCAAGGTGGCCGGCGACGAAGCAACCCTCGCTACCGACCAGTCCCAACTGGCGCAGGACCAGGCAGCACTGGCACAGCAGCAAGCAGCGGCCGCCCAGGCAGCTCAAGCACAGCAGCAAGCGGCAGTCGCTCCCGTGGTTGACGCTGCTGTGGTTGACGCTGCTGTGGCAGCTCCAGCCATTCCGATGGTCGACACATCGGCAGCGCCTACCATCAGCGCTGAAGTTCAAGGCGCAGCCGTGGTAAATCCAGTGCAGACCATGGGCGACTTGATCGCTGCAGCAGCGGCCGCATCAAACCCAGTGACGGCAGTTGAAGGCGCTGTGGCTGCGGCCATCGCACCGACCGTCATGTCCGAAGCCGCGCTGGAAGTGCACAAGGCGCTGGACGACATCGTGACGTATGCCGAGCGTTTCGGTGGTCTCATCCACCAAGACTTGGTGCGCCTGGTCGCAGCCGTCAAAGCAAAGCTGTAACCATGCAGGTATCCATCCGGTCGTCTGCGGAGTTATCTGCGCAACTCAGGTCACTTCGCAAGGCGAAGGGATGGAGCCAGGCAGAACTCGGACGCAGGCTAGGTGTCACGCAAGCGCGGATCGCATATATCGAGGGCGACCCAAGCCGCAAGAACGTGACGTGTGTAATTCAGATGCTGCAATTATTGGACGCACGCATACTGATTTGTTTTTAAGGGGCCTCAACATGCCATGGTATCTAGTGCACACCAAGCACCCACAACTCAAGTGGAAGATCAACAAGTTTGACAAGGTGACGAAGCAAGCAGAGCTTCAGGGTGGCACCAGCGCCCCGTTCACTCGCGACATCTCGGATGAGTCGCTGAAGAAACTCAACTACAAAGTTGTGCAACTTCCCGATGAGACTGTTTCTAATTAGCCCGACCAAACCAGACTGGCCTTATGAGATTCTGGAATACGACCAGAAGCACCATAGGGCCAAGCTGCGCAGCAAAGAGATGGTGATGATTGACCCGAACTTCTATCCCAAGGAGTTGCAGCGTGACGGGTTCAAGCTCACCCAAGAAGTACCGGAGTGCTTCAAGGAGCCGTACCATGTTTAAAAAATATGCAATAGGCTGGTGGGCCATGGGTGCGACAGCGCTCTGCCACTATAGCTACTGGACAAGCGGTCCGAACTGGGTGGACTTGTCCATGATGTTCGTCAACCTGCTGTCGCTGTTTATAGTGTGGCTGATTACGACACCGGCACCCTACGTTATGTTCGTGATCCGCACGGGCATGCCGGACCGCAAGCATCACTATCAATACATGTGGATGGCCAAGGTGCATGCGTGGATTCTCTTGCGCTCCCACTATCACTTCCACATCTACAAGGATGCCGATCATGCCTAGCTCTCCTAACTATAAGCGCGACTACAAGCAGGAAAAGAAAACGTCCGACGCTCGCGGCGAGAAGCCCAAGCGTGCCGAGCGCGACGCCGCCCGCCGCCTCATGGTCAAGAAGGGCATGGTGACGAAGGGTGACGGCAAGGATGTGGACCACAAGACGCCGCTCGGTAAAGGCGGCGCGCCGCTGGCCCCAAAGAACCTGCGGGTGGAAACTGCTCACGACAACCGCAGCTTTCCGCGCAAGCCGGATGGCTCCATGGTCAAGAACGTGCCCAAGAAAAAATCATGATTCCTTGTGCGCAACGTAAGGAGGAAAGCGAGCGAAATATGCATATGCATGTTAGCCCTGGCCTTCCTAAGCACCGTGAACATCACCCTAATGTGAAAGATCAAAATGGCCCGACCACTCCCGTGGAGTCACAGCGCGCTCGACAGCTTCACGACTTGCCCTCGGCAGTACGAAGAGGTCAAGGTGCTGCGAAACTTCCAAGACCTGAAAAACCCTAACTCGCTTTGGGGTGACGCCTTCCACAAGGCAGCAGAACTATTCATCCGCAACACCATTGACGGCGTGCTGGCGTCGATGCCAGGCGACATGACGAAGTACATACCGTACTTGATGGAGTTCGTGGATCGCCCGGGCATCACGCAGGTGGAGCGCAAGTACGGCCTGAACATCAAGCTGCAGTCGGTGGATTTCTTCGACAAGGACATCTGGCTGCGCGCTGTGCTGGACGTGGAGACGCTGCACGGCACAACGGCTTGGGTGGACGACCACAAGACCGGTCTGAAGCGCAAGAAGGATATGCAGCAGCTCATCATATTCGCGCTACAAACATTCTATCACCACCCGCAGATCAACACGGTCCATGTGTCGTATCGGTGGGTCAAGCTGGGCGCGATGGATGTCGAGACGTTCTATCGGCACCAGATACCTGAGATGTGGGAGACGCTTGTGCCACGGCTGAAGAACTACCAACATGCGTTCCATGTCGGTGTGTTCAACCCAAACCCCTCCGGCCTGTGCATCGCGCACTGCCCTGTTACCACGTGCGAGTTCTGGGGGGTGGGGAAAGGGAAGCGGCGATGAGCATGACACGCGAGGAATGCGAGATACACTTGCGATTGCTAGGGTGGTATCCAGCGTGCATGACGTCAGCAAATAGCTGCTACCGAAGCTGCTACGGATGGGCGCATAAAGGCCGTGTGGGTCGCGGCATAGATCATCTCGGGAATCTATTCTATATGGCGATGGGTGCGGCTGAACCTGCTGACGCCACCATAGCGGCGTGCCATATCGACAGGGTTCAGTTCGCCACCATTTATGTTGACATCGTTCACCTGGCAGAAGACCTATGACCACCCCCGAAGGTAAGATGAAGGACAAGATCAAGAAGCTGCTGCATCGCTATAAGGTCTACTTCCACATGCCAGTGCAGAACGGGATGGGCGCACCGACACTGGACTTCATCTGCTGCCACTGGGGATTCTATATCGGCATTGAAGCCAAGGCTCCGAAGAAAGACCTGACGGATCGCCAGTACATAACGAAGGGGGAAATAGAGAACGCGGGCGGGATCGTGCTACGCGTGAGCAGCGACGAAGAACTAGACATACTCGAATGTTATTTACAAATCTTGGAGCCATCACCATGAAGCAGGAATATCGATTCAAAGCGTTTCAAGCGGCGACGCTGACCATGCTGGATACCATCAACGATATCGTGGAAGACTATGAGAGCCAAGGCTTTCGTCTCACGGTGCGGCAGCTCTACTATCAACTGGTTGCCAAGGACATTATCCCCAACACCTTGCAGGAGTATAAGCGCATCGCGTCGATCATCAACGATGGCAAGGAAGCGGGCTTGGTGGACTGGGACGCGATTGAAGACCGCACCCGCGACTTCGTGCGGCAGCAGCGCTGGATCAACGCCAAGCAAATTCTGGAAGCGTCGGTCAGCAGCTACCGCAAGGACTTATGGGTCGAGCAGGAATCACGTGTGTTCGTCATCGTGGAAAAGGAAGCGCTGGTCGGTGTACTGGAACCTACCTGCCACAAGTATGACGTACCACTACTGGCTGCTCGCGGCTACCCGTCCGGCACTGTGCTGCGTGAGTTCGCTCAATCCGATCTGATCCAGTGTATCGAAGACGGCCAAGTGCCGGTTATCCTGCACCTGGGCGACCATGACCCAAGCGGTCTCGATATGACCCGCGATCTGCGTGAGCGCATCAGCATGTTCGCCGAGAGCGGGGACGTGGAGCTGCGTCGCATCGCACTGAACATGCACCAGATACAAGCGCTCAAGCCGCCAGAAAATCCGGCCAAGGTAACGGACTCGCGCTTCACCGATTACGCCAAGCAGTACGGCACAAAGAGCTGGGAATTGGATGCGCTCAGTCCGAGTTTCCTGGCAAACTTGTTGGAGAACGAGATCACCCAGTACATCAACTGGACCCCGTGGCGCGCTATCGAAGCAGAAGTTGCAGCGACCAAGGCAAAGATCGTCAAGCTGGCCGCGCAGTTCAAGTAAAATACCTGCACCTCCAGACTTCAGGAAAACAAAATGATCGTCCATAAAGCAACGAAGTCTTTGCTGTTGAAACTGAAGCCAGAACTAGTCGCGCAGATCAGGGGCATTTTCCCGCAGCACTCCATGGCACTGGACTACCTTGGCCACAACTTGGCGGTCAAGCATGAGCTGCACGTCATCAAGGTGCTGCGCAATATGGGGATCAAGGCTCCGTCGCCGATCCGCTATTACTATAACTGGCCACGGCCGTCGCGCTTCGCTGAAGTGTTTGACCATCAGTATGCGACGGCCGATTTTCTGACGATGTACAAGAAGTGCTTCGTGCTGAACGAGATGGGCACCAGCAAGACCGCCTCCATCTTGTGGGCGGCCGACTACCTGATGAAGCTGGGCCTCATCAAGCGTGTGCTGATCGTCACCACGATGTCGACCATGACGGACGTGTGGGTCAACGAACTGTTCGACGTGTGTATGCATAGAAGTTGTACGGTGCTACAAGGTGCGGCAGATCGGCGCAAGGAAAAGCTCGCGCTCAAGTCCGACTTCTACATCATCAACCACGACGCGCTGCGTATCGTCCAAAAGGAAATTCTCGGTCGCGAAGACATCGACCTCATCATCGTGGACGAAGCGGCCGAGTATCGCAACGCCGACACCGAGCGCTACGCTGTGCTCAAGCGTGTGACAGCCAAGAAAAAACTGTGGCTCGCTACCGGTGCACCGTGCCCGAACGCGCCGACCGATGCGTGGGCGCTGGCCCGTCTGGTGGACCCGTCGCGTGTGCCTGCGCACTTCAACACGTTCAAGCGCATGACGATGTATCAGGTGACGCAGTACCGCTGGCTGCCTAAGCCAGGCTCGCACGAGATCGCCTACAACGCGATGCAGCCGGCGATCAGGTTCAAGAAGTCCGAGTGTCTGAACCTGCCTGCGGTGCTGTACACGAACCGGAGCTGCGACTTATCGCCTGAGCAGAAGGTAGCGTATGCGGCCATGAAGACGCACCTTGTGGCCGAGGCCGGTAACATCAAGATCACGGCAGTCAACGCGGCCGACAAGATCGGCAAGCTGCGGCAGATTCTGTGCGGCGCGGTCAAGGACAAGGTGACGGGCGAGTACATCATTATCCCGCATGGCCCACGCCTCAAGGTGTTGATAGAAACGATTCAGCAGTCCAATGCCAAGGTGCTTATCATCGTGCCGTTCAAGGGTATCCTGCGGGCGCTGGCCGATGAGCTGCAGGCCTGGCACGACTCGAATGGCAAGGGCGGCGACGGCCGGCGTGTCGAGATCGTCAACGGCGACATCACCCCCAAGGAGCGCACGCGTATCTTCAGCGAGTTCAAGAACGACGCGTCGCTGACCGAGCTGGTCTGCCACCCTAGGGTCATGGCCCATGGCCTGAACTTGATCGAAGCTGACATGGTGATCTTCTACGCGCCGATCCATTCCAATGACCAAGACGCCCAGGTGCGTAATCGCATCGACCGTCCCGGCCAGACCAAGAGCATGACCATCGCTCGCATCGCGGCGAACGCTATGGAGCGTGCGATCTACGATATCGTGGAGCAGAAGTCGGTGACGCAGGAATCCATCCTGTCACTTTATAAAAAGGAGTTGCAGCTATGAGTACCGAAGACAAAACAATCGTGATGCCTGCGAACTGTGCTTTCACCCGCGCCGCCGTGATCGACCATCTCATCACCATCACCTGCGGCGGCATGACCAAGGTGTGCAAGACGCCGGAAGACTGGGACTTGCGCGAGAAGAACATGCGTGAGTTCGCGGAGCTGCTTCTGGCTGACGGGATGCCACCAGCGTAGGGCTTGCGCCTATTTGCAACTATCCGTATAATACTTACATGTGTTACTAATCAGGAGTAGTATCATGGCAGCAGTCGGCAGGAAAGTACTGGAGCAGTACATGGCCAAGGTCAAGATGATGCCGGTCAACGAACAGGTCCGCTTCTACGTGGCCATCCGGGAGCGCAAGGCAGCGCTGACCAAGGCATACAAGGAAGAGCATTCAGAGTTCGACCAGCTCATGGATTGCGCTGCCGGCCACCTGCTGGCGCATACGATCCAGCAGAAGATCACCGGCTTCAAGTCGGAGTTCGGCACGGTGTACACGACTGAGGAAGTCAAGCTGTCCATCGCCGATCCGGTCCTCTTCAACGATTTTGTAATTGCGGAGGGCGACATCAGTTTCTTGCAAGCCCGTCCTTCGCAGCAAGCGGTGGCCGACTACATGAAGGCCAATGACAATAAGGTGCCGCTCGGCCTCTCGATCTTCCGGGAGAACGTGGCACGCGTGAGAAAGCCAGGAGAGAAAGAATGACTGAGAATAACCGAATCATGGTGGACATCGAGACGCTGGGCACTGACCCATTCTGCCCGATCTTGTCCATCGGCGCATGCAACTTCGACCCGATGGTGGCCGACACCGAAGACCCAGTGGACCATGACAGCACGTTCTACGTGGCCATCACGCTTGAGTCCAACTTAGCTGCTGGCCTCAAGCCTAGCGCTGACACCATCAACTGGTGGATGACTGAGACCTCCGATGCGGCGCGCCAGGTGTTCAACGATCCACGCGCCGTATCGCTGGCCATGGGGCTGGATATGTTCACCGACTGGATCAACAGCCGGCCTGAGCTGATCTACGCGAACCCTCCACGCTTCGACATGGGCATCATCCAAGCGGCCTACAAGGCGCTGGGCAAGGAGATTCCATGGAGCTGGCGCAAGGAGCGGTGCTATCGCACCATCTGCTACCTGGCACCGGATGTGGTGACACCGCGCTTGACGGTGCACCATAACGCGCTGGACGATGCCAAGTACCAAGCGTACCATTTGACAGCCGTGTATCGGTCGCTGGGTCTCAAAGAGTAACGTCACCGCAGTACAACCCTTCTCTCATAGGAAAAGAAAATGCCTAACGAAATCATCCCCTTTAACTCGCTGCCGGTGACGGCCGGTGGCGACGTGGTTGTACCTAAGCACATCGCCGATGCCTTTGAAGGCGAGAGCAATATCGACGTGCGCGTCAGTATCGACCAGCTCTCTTACCGTGGCAAAGTATGGCGTCGCGTCGTCGGCGGCGAAGAAACGGTCATGACGAAACTGGACGCCGACAATGAGCGCGTCAACATGCAGTCCGTCAAGGTCGTCGTGCTGGCCCAGAACAAGGCCCGCTCGCGTTCGTTCTACGCAGGTGCCTACACCCCCGGCGAGAACAAGGCTCCTGACTGCTACTCGGCCGATGGCATCACTCCTGACAAGAGTGTGCAAGAGCCGTGCGCGGACAAGTGCGCCGAATGCCCGAACGCGGTGAAGGGTTCCAAGATCACCGATAACGGTAAGGGTACAACTGCTTGCTCGGTGTTCAAGCGTCTGGCCATCGTGCCAGGTGGCGTCGCCGGTATCTCGAAGCACCCTGTCATGCTGCTGCGCCTGGCCCAAACCTCCGTGTGGGACAAGGACGACGGCGCGAACGTGGCCGAAGGCTGGTATGCCTGGGACCAGTTCCAAGAGATGCTGAAGGCACGCGGCGCGAACCACAGTGCCCAGGTGGAAACCCACGTTAAGTTTGACAGCGCCGTGGAGTATCCGAAGCTGCTGTTCTCCACAAAGCGTTGGCTGTCGGAAGACGAAGTGATGGCGGCCAAGGCGCGCATTAAGTCCGACCAAACCGTCATCGGCAACATCCTGACGGGCGGCGACCGCGACGGCGTGGCAGGCACTGGTGCCACCAAGGCTATCGCAGCGCCGAAGCCGGCCGCTGAAGATGACGGCTTCGGTCAGGTGGCCAACAAGCCGAGCGCCGCTGCAGCATTGGCCGAAGCTGAAGCCAATGAGGAAGCTGCAGCGCTGGCGGCCACCGCAGCCGACAAGAAAGCCAAGGCGCAGGCTAGGCTGGTGAAGGCAGCCAAGGATGCTGAGAAGACAGCTGAGACCGCACGGATCGCAGCGGCCGCCGCAGCAGCGCCGATTGACGACGATGACGGCGGCTTCGGCGAAGTGGCGGCACCGGCAGCCAAGAC